AAGTAGCGGAAGGGAGATTCGAACTCGGTATCAATTCTCTCAAACCCGCATAAATACTGAATTTCTTTATCTCCAAAGGTGTTACCTCGTGTTACCTTTTACATTGATAATGCTTTTGCAATATATTCCTGCATTTCACTCTCTGTCTTGTTATTAAAATAGTAATGATCGAGAGTTGTTCTAATATCTGTATGCCCCATTTGTGTTTTTATTACCGATTCTGGAACATTTCCATCTATCAACTTTGTTGCATATGTCTTTCTTGCCTTGTGAATTGAACGTTCACCAATTCCTATTCTATCACATATCACATATAGCCGCCTTGTAAATGCCTGACCTTTTATTCGTTTACCGTTTTTCATAAAAATATATTGCCCAAATGGATTGAGCATTTTTATTTTTCTCATAAGTTCTTTGGTATCTGCGGTAATTATAACATCTCTAAACCCGGCATCACTTTTAGGAAAATTTTGAACATCAAATACATATTTGCCATTATCATCTCTATATCTTATTTCTGTCTTTGATATATGTATCTTATTTTCTCCGACATCAGACCATGAGAGGGTAGATATTTCCCCAACTCTCAATCCTGTTTTAAATGCCAAAATAATGCCAAGTTCTATCAATGTAGGCTCATCTTCCATTACAAATCGTTCAATTAAAAGTTCCTCATCCTTAGAAAATACCAATTCGCAGTCTGACTTATGGTTCTTTTTAAATGACTTTTCCGAAATTTCCAAATCACCCATAAAACTGGTTATGCTCAGGCTGGTATAATGTTTTTTCTTTGCATATTTGAAAATTCCGTTAATCAATATCCGCATATCAGAATAAGCTTTTTGCGTAAGTTCCAGTTTTGAAATAGCTGTTTTTATGAATGATTCCAATATTTCTTCATCAATGTACCGGATTTTTCTATTTGCAATCGGCAAATACTTATTTTCAAAAAATCTTTTAAAATTTGTCTCGTACTTGTCCTTTGTCTGTCTTGTTATTTCACCATATTCAAGTTTTTCAGAAATCCAATTAGAATATACCTGAATAACTGTAGGTTCATCCTCCTTAGCTTTATAGAACTTTACTATTTCATCTTCAATTGCTTTTTCAGATGTTCTCTTTACAAGTCTCTTTCCTCTCTTATTATCTTCATCTGGCAAATATGTGTAAAACTTTCCATCTTTTCCTTGCCAAATGCTGTAAGTGTGTTTTTCAATAAATTTTTTCCTTTCGTTCATTTCAATTTTTTTCTGAATGGTGTCTATGTTGATAATACCATTTTCGATGGCAATATTCAACAACTCACTATTTGAAAGATTTCCCGTTTAACTCACCTTCTAACTTTTTTACTTTCTGTTTAATATCAAAAATTCTTCTTTCCACTGTTCTTGTTGATATGCATAGTCTCATGGCTATTTCTTTTGAAATAAGTCCACGGGCAAGAAGATAAAATATTTCTTCTTCCTGCTCCGTGAAATTGGCGTTTTCAATAATTGTTTCAAGCTCTGGCTTAGTCAGTTTTGAAAACTTCATAAGCCACTATCCTCCAATATTTTATTCTTCTCCCTGCCAGATCTTCGGTGTACCGTCCATCATTGCCACATATTTTCCATAACTCATTCCGGCTTCACGTGCCTTTTCCAAAACTTCACTGATGCTATTGTTATTGCACGTTTTAATACTTCTCTTTTCTCTATATTTTCTTCTGTGGTACTCATTCCGGCACTGCTTCCCACAGGTAAGTGCTCTGACTGATATTGATTTGTATTCTTTTCCGCAGATCACGCACTTTTTTGTATATACCTTGCTATTGAGCATAATTACACGTTCTCCTTAATCATAACAATCCCTGATATCATCTACGTCTCCTGCCAAAAAGCTGTCAAATACTTCTGCTACTCTCTCTATAAGGTCTCCATCATGTCCATTCTCTCTCATCTGCTCCGAGAAATCTTTCTGTGAGCACTGAAGTAAACCATTTTCCAACCTTGTCCATTCTTTTCTGTAAGTTATTCCATTCAATTCCAATGTTTCATTAATTCCGTTTTCTGTCAGTTCTACCGTATACTTCATGCAATTATTCCTCTCTTTCTGCATTATATTTCTTCCACGCAACAATTTTACTTCTATAAAAATACTCTGGATCTCCACTAAAGCACTTACCTCTTGTAACAGAATGTCCTTTGCGCATAAGAGTGCCAACAAATTCACGCTGTGGCAAAAGTAGGTTGTCGTTTGCTGACAATAAGAAAACCTTTGTATCTAACGGACAACTGTCCATGTCATAATTCCAATCCATCTGTGCCCCTCTCTTTCCATATCATCTCCCACCTCCGCAGCATATACTATTACGGGAGGTGGTATGATGATTGCAAGGTTTTGTTATCTGGTTCTAAAATAAACTCATCTGGTTCTCGTCGTACTGATAAGCGTGTCCGGTTGTGATTCTTCCCAACTGGCATAATCTCTCAACCCGTGGTTTCTGCTTAAGATTCGCCATATAATTATTGTCCACTTCCGGCGGTATGGAAAAATAACATTCCTCCGGTAATGGCAACTGATTTTCTGTGCAGGCCTCGCGGATCTTTGACTGATAATAAATGATATGTTTCCGTGTCAGATTCATGTTGCAGCCATCTGACCAGAACGGATCATTACATCCATTCTGGTTTATATCCTTCCAATGCTGTATCTCTTTTCGGATTTTTACACAATACTGTTTTACTTTCTTCTCTGGGCTATCTTTCATGGCATCACATCCGGGAAGTCCTCGAAATTCATTTGTCTTATGCAGGGTTCGCCGTTAAAAAATCTTCGATACTCATTTGACCAACTGGACATTCCATAACATCTCCCTTCACTGCTATTTCAAGGTTATTTACAGCCTGATTATAATAACTTTCTTTCAATTCAACGCCAATTCCCCTGCGCCCCATTTTTACAGCCGTGTATGGTACAGACCCAATCCCTGCAAATGGATCTAATACAATGTCATTTGGATTTGTCCATAACTCGATACATCTCTGAATCACTTCAAGCTGCAAAGGGCAAATATGCCGTTCATCTTTATCATCTCTGGCAGATTTTTTCTGCAAAGTGTCACTCTGCCTAATATCCATCCAAACTGGACTTGCATAATTCTGCCACACATTAACCGGGAATGATTCGTGTGTATGTGATACTCGCTCCGGGTTCTCTCCTGGCTTCCGTAGTGTAATGATATAATCAGGTATGCCCTGTCGATTCATTGTGCTGTCTTTTCTTATCTGTTTATGCAACAAACCTAACGCTTTTGTTCTCTGCATTTCAGTGACCGGATTTTTCCAGATTGTGACCTTACTGTGATAAATAAATCCGCAATCCTCAAAAATCTGCCGGATAATCGCCGGGAAATCTTTCAAGCCGATAACTCCGTCTCGCTCTTTCATAAGTGGCAGATCCATGCAGTGGAAAGAAAGCAATCTTCCCGGCATTGTTACCCTGTATAATTCCTTGGCAAGGAAGATAAAATGATTATAAAATTCATCATCCCCTTTACTGTTTCCCATATCTCTATCACTGTTTGAATATGTATACAGGCTTGCGAACGGTGGGGAGAAGATCGTATAGTGTATACTGTTATCTGGGATTGCCTTTGCAATTTCGCATGAATCCCCGTTATAAAGCGCATATCTGTTTTCAATTACCTGTTCTAATACATTCATTTATCAAATTCCTCCCATTCTGGTAACTCCATAGATACTTTTGGTTCATAAGGTGTGATAATTCTGCACGTACTCTTTAGTTCTTTTTTTGTAATCTCCTTTGTAAGTTCCGTCATTTCACGCTGCATTTTCAAGAAATCAGCCTGTTTTCTCTCAATGTTCTCTTTTACACACCCCTCTTTTGCAGAAATAATGATATACACATTTACTGGCAGGCTCTGACCAAATCTATAGCACCGTCTCACAGCTTGATAAAACTGTTCGTAGCTATCTGATAGTCCAGTAAAGATCATATTATGACAATTCTGCCAATTCATTCCAAATCCTGCTATTGATGGTTTTGTAACAAGGCATTTGATTTTCCCCTCTGAAAATCCGATCATTGAATTACTTTTATGATCCGGTTTGTCAGAACCTTTCACTTCAACAGAATCGTGGATAACCTCATGCAACTTTGCACTTTCATCATTCAGGTCACACCATACAAGCCATTGTTCATCTGAATTGTTTGCGATTTCTGCAGCTTTTTCACATCTGAGATCAAGGCTGTCTTTTCTCGCCTGCCTACGCTCTGTAAGTGTCAATGTTTCCTTGATTGGTTCATCTCCGTCAACAATGATTTCTTTAATATCAAGCTGTGGCAGATTATAACCAGAAACCTCATATCCGGTATTTGCCGGATTATCAATAAATACGCTGAACGTTGCAAGCCACTGCCAAAATACATCAACAGCATGTCCTTTTAATCTCCATTTCGAAGTTTGACCGCCATCATGCACAAAGAACATTGAAAGCATTTCTGCCCTTGTCATAACTCCGCAAAATTCAGAATGATTTCCAAGTTCCATATAATCATTCGGTGCCGGTGTGGCTGTACATGCCAATTTATACGGCACATCATGAAAGTTCTGAATAATCGCTGTTCTGACTTTGCCAGAATAAGACTTTAAAATACTACTTTCATCAAGTACCACTCCGACAAATTCATTCGCAACAAATCTGTCTAACTTCTCATAATTCGTGATATTGATTCCATCAATACATTGCGACTGTTCCTCTACTACCTTTGCAGCATATCCAAACTTTTCAGCTTCACGTCGTGTCTGTTCTGCTACCGCCAATGGTGCAAGAATCAGTATTTTGCCGCCTACATGTTTATGTACTTGATACGCCCACGATAACTGCATCGGTGTTTTTCCAAGTCCACAATCGGCAAATATACACGCTTTTCCTTTCTTCAATGCCCATCTCACAACATCTTTCTGGAACTCATACAACATAGGATTCAATTCTGATTTGTCAATATCAAATCCGCTACTTTCCAGTACAAATCTTTTATTTGCTAGAAAATCTTTATAATCCATCTTTTCGAAAGGAACCCGGCGCGCCTTTTATCCGGATAGGTTCCGGCTCCTTTCTCTAATTTCCTTTTTCGTTGAACCCGATCAGGTCAATACCATCGAAGTCCATGCTGTACTGACCATCTATGTTTTTATCTTCCATCCACCAGTCAAACACGCCTTGACCTGTTTTCCATCCTACTATGTCTTTATTCCCACATTGTCTGCGGCGTTCTAGCATCCGGTCAAAAGCTCTGATATAAGCTTCTTTGTACTTTGGATATTGCGCAAATTCTTTGTATCTGTTCTTTCCTCCCATCGGACAACCAATACATCCGATTCGGTTGCATCCACCCGGACAACCACCGTTATACAACGGATTTATCTCTATTCCCTCATGTCGTATGTACCACCACAAGTAATCATTGTCCCAATTGATGATTGGATTTACCAACGTTTTACTTGTTCTGTAGCAGCTTTCGACTATTCGGCGCGTTTCTGCATTTTCGTAGTTTAGCACAACCACCCCTCCCGCCGCTGTTGATTGAAAATTTTCATCATCGGCGCGTTTCTTGATCTCTTTGTTTGGCTTTGTAAATGTCACAATGCCCTGATTCTGTGCCCTTTTTATGCTCTCTGCTTTTCTTACGCCAGTAATCAATTTCTTCCCTACGCCGCTACGTTCTTTCAGTTCTTCACAACAGTAACGGAAACGCCTTGTCGGCGGTGTCTTATGCTTTACGATCAGCTGCCACATTGTCATCTTTGGGTATTCTATCAGCACTTCCGACTTGCTTTTTTACATACCTAACAGTTTCCGGCGCATCCACTGTTGTCAAATTGTGCACCGCTACGAACGGAACACCCGCTTTTTTTGCCAGATGCAAAATCACATCCGAGTCTTTACCTCCGCTATATCCGAGCTGGTACGGCTCATTTCCTGCAAATGTCCGCAATATATCTATTGCCTGTTTTTCTAAATTCATCGTTTCTCAAGGAGCCGATGCGCATCTTCCCGGGAAGCTCGCACTCCTTTCTGATTTATTTTTTCTTACCTCTGGTCTTGAACTTATACACATCGTTTCTCTGCCGGCTTACCGCACTCCGGTAGCCGTTTAATTTACTTGCTCTGCTTTTGCTCATATCTGCTCAAGTTCCCTTTCTTTCTCGTCCACATACTCTTCAATGGTCTTTACGATTCTTTCTTGTAAATCTTCTGGGATTTCATAATCGTATGACTCACCAAGATAGGAATGAATATGTAACAAGAAGCTTTGTTTGATTGTCTTTATTCTAAAGTGATGCTTTGATACACTTTTTCCACGATACCTCTCTCCGCACCAAAAAAGAAAAACTTTAACTGGTTCAAGTCGGTTCATCTTTGCTTTGTATTCTTCATACTGTTGTACCGTCATCTTTTCCTCCTAAAATCTCATCCAAGCAGGCATTCCAGCCGTCTCGGTGAATGCTCTTGCTAATTTCTTCATAACCGGATTTAAGTTCCGGTATCTTCTCCGGCAGTTCCCGGAGCGGACACCAATCTGGCTTTTCGTAGGTTTCGGAATTGACTGCTCTTGACACCTCGAATGCCTGACAACGATCTTCTCTGCCACTGCTGTTAATATGGCAAAAGTTGCAACCGAAACATGATCCCGGCATATCCATAATCAATACTGCTTTAGGCATCTTTGTACCTCCTAGTATCTCAACTTAATCAATTATTTATATTTTTTGTAGTTGCATTTACCATTTCTACAACGGCATTTCCACTCGAGATCGTTGTCTTTGGTCTTATACGCATGTTTACAGGTCAAGCATTTCTTTAGCCAATCCGGCATATATTCACTGCTACAGGTTTCCTCTGTTCCTTTCGGCATATTATTCACACTCCTTTCGGTTTCTCGCACCGCTCAAATTCAATTACCCACACCCACGGATTCGCATCCCAGCCGTAGCGGTCAATGTCGGATTTCCTGATGGTGGAATTCCATAATGCTTGCATAGCTCCTATTGGAGTTGTGTAGCAATTATGCATATCTGTTTCTTGCTTCCAGGTAAATCCTGTTGGACATTCATCATACTGTATGCCTTCACGTTTTGCTTGCTCATCGGTTATCTCCTGCAACCGCTCTACCCTCACATCCGTAACCTTAAGCCAGATACGTGCGGCTTCTTTCGGCATGTGGATGGATGGTTTCCATTTAGTAACATCGGCTATATCATCTTTCTGCCAATCTTCGTAGTAATAGTATCCTTTCGGTGCCTCTTTCCATGTTTCACGAACATACAGGATATCGCCCGTACAGATAGGACAGGTTCTCTCCGCCGTACTTAACTGTTCCATATGCTCCTTATCAACAAAGTTATGTACTGCATAAGTCCGCCTGTCAGCATTGTAAAATTCCATATCCGGCACGGTATACTCATTTGCATCTTTGCATATACGCCGAGTACAACTCTTTCTCCCGTCCAGAATCGCCCTCACCATTTCGGTACCAATTTGTTTGTTGAATAAAATCGGTTTAATTGACATCTGTGCATCTCACTTCCTTTGCTGCTCTCATGAGCGGGCACCTATTGCATTTGTTTTCGTCAACAGCATTTGCATACGCGCTCGCCAAAACCTTATGATTTTCCTCTGCCATATGTAACAATCCAATCAATCTGTCTTTTTTCATGTTATTCAGTGTGGAATCCGCCGGAAGCGGTTTCCCGATCACGCCTTTGTCAAACCCGTTAAAATTAACCATCTACTCCGCCACCTTTCACAATCTCGATTGCTTTACTAATAAGGCATACCGTGCAGTCCGATGCTCTACACTCTTCTCCAAAACAATCTTTGTTCACTGGTGATGTCATTATTTTTTCAACTTCTTCCAACTGCTCCACAACCTTGTCTACATCATAAGCCGTCGGATATTCTTCTAGTAAATACAATACTGCATTTGTATTTACTAAAGTTCCATTGCTTAAAGTAACCGATTTTAAATCTTTCTTTAGTGCATCCGCATCAATCAGTCTCATCGTTCGCCCTCCTGTTCCATCCCGCTATTGCTCTTTTCGCCAATTCTTTATCTGTTGTATGTTTATAACAGTTCGCTAAGGCATCTCTTTCATCAACGACAATACCTCCAATACTTCTACCTCTTGCATGACATACATTGCACCTAACTGAATATGTATGTCTTTCAAGTCTTACTCCAAGCCCTGTGTACCTGTCCAAAACAGATTTTTTGTCTATCTTTAGTTTTGTACTGCCACAAAACGGGCATGGTTTCAATTCTTCACTCATTCTTTATCGCTCCAATCTAATTTCTGACCACAGTTACTGCAATATGACCCGACATTATACTTGTTTCTTAAATCTCCCTTCTCGTAACAAACAGGACAATAATAGTGATGCATTCCTCTATTGTATCCTTTCTTTATCTTTTCCCTTATTCCTTTCTTTGCCGTTTGCTTCTCCATCGCCGCCCGGCATTCTTCCACCGTTCCGATTGCTCGGTACTGCTGGATTTCTTCAAGGGCCTTGATTGCTGCTCTAGTAGCTTCCGCAACTCTGCATTCCCTATATTCACAATTAACTGGGCTGTCTGTACCTTGTGCACATTCATAGCAACTATCTTTTCTCAATATCTTAATTGCTTCATTTTCCGTCATGACTCTATCTTTCATTTCTGCCAATTCCTCCTGACTGAATTTTGTGTAACCGATTCCACAATTTGTAAATCCTCCCGCTTTATACACTATGGTTCTCGGCATCCTACACCTCCAACAGTTCCGGATTGTCAAAAATATTTCCAATAACTTCTGCACATTTTCTTTCTTCTGTATAAAATCCTAAGTTGCAGTAACAATACCCGCTTTCCTTATGGATTGCATAACTGTAATCCAATGTCCAGTCACCATCGCGATATTTTACAATCTCTGGATACTGTTCTTTTCTATCGCAAATATCATTCTCCCAAATCAGATTGCCGTTCTTGTCCTTAAGTCCGGTACACCAACAAATTGTGGATGGATCAATTTCCAGAGCATATAAATCTGATGCGTAACTAGGGACGATATAGTATTTTTCTCTTCCGGTAAATCCATATCGTACCAAACCGCCAATAACCCATTCTCCGTTATCAGTTCGTTTTGCTTTGCATAAATATCTATCTTCCATCCTTTTTCTCCATTTCTGCCAGCTTGGCTTCGGCTTGCTCTCTATTTGCAAGTCTTTCCGCAATCTCTTCCAGGGCTTTGTATCTTCCATCTTTCGCAAGCTGGGTGATGGTAATTCCCTCATCATCTGGTAAATCTGCTGGATGAAATAAAACTTCTCCATTCTCTGTCACATATGTTAATCTCTCCATGCTATCCCTCACTTTCTGCCCGAAGCCATTGTTCTACATCTGTAACAGAACACATTGCTACGCCGCCCTCAATGGTCTTTACGCTACCCTGCTCATATGTTTCGATTGAGCAAAGGAAATCTAAAAGTTCCTCATCCGTCATGCTCCGGATCCGGTCTGCATTGGTCTGTGGCTTTTCAATATGTGGCTTTTCTGCATCTGTGCTGTACGACTCCGGCAGTGGCATCCAAGCATTTACAAATAATCCATATTTTGCATAGCTTTTGCCATCATCCCCCGGATAAAACGCACCGTTACCATCTTCATCAGTTTCATATCTTCCGATATCTGGAATAGTAAAGTTTTCAAACGATACCAGGATATATTTATCAGTATTAGGAATCTGCTCATCTACTGGAATCCATCCGCTTTCCTGCTCCAAAATCCTGTTGATTTCTTCCTCCGAAACCACTTTTGTTAGTGGAGAATACCCGCAGGCTTCTGTTGCTGCCTCAGATATCCTGTTTTTAATCCTGCTTATTGACATTCTAATCCTCGCTTTCTGGTAACATATCATATTTATAGCTACTCATTTTACCGTCGTATGTGCTCCATGACGTTTTTCCGTAATCCCATGTATAAACCGTTTCATCTTCATATTTTGCAAAATGTTCTTTGCTCCACGCAAAAAGTTCAGAATCTCTGACCAAAATCGGTGTATCGACTGGAACTTCGCTCCAATCAATATACTGGCTGTTCGCCCATTCTTTTGCTTTTTCTCTGCAACGACCAGCATTTCTAATGTCATTATCGCAAAAATCGCATTTATCGCAGACTCCCCTGCATTTTTCCAGTTTCCCATTAATTAACGCAATATTGCATCCATCACACGCAATATTTAAAATCTCTTCCGCATATTTTTCTCTATTCAGCATTTTCCTGCTCCTTTCCGATCCTGTTCACAAGCTGTTCTGACCTCGTATAAGCCTTATCAAACAGTTCCAAGTATTCACTAAAGGAAATCTGCGCCTTTTCGGATAACTCACTCGGATAACGCTCTAACAAAGCCTTAATGCACTGTTTCATGTCTCCAAAATATCCGATTGTTCGAACGCTTTCTTTTTCATTGCCGTCCTTATCCTGTCCGGCATATCTCTGTCTCAGGGTGTGATTCAGAGAATCAATCTCCACAAAATATCCATCCTGCAGTTCCACAGTTAACTTGTCCATCAACCATTCCTCCTATATTTCATACGTCTTTCCGATAAAACGCTTGTCAATGTACTTACATTCCCATTCCAAAACACTTGCGATCCCTGTCATGGTTTCATATCCGGTAGCAAGGCAGTTAATTAAATATCTGATTCTCTCATAAACCTGTCTGATCTGATTTCCCGAAAATTTAAACTGTGTTTTAAGGCAGACACCCAACATAGCAAAATAATTAAATACCTGTGCCAGCAAAAACTTATTTGCCTGTATCATGCAGTTCGGTGCAATCTTTCTCTCTACCAGATAAAAGCTCTCACGATACGGAATCTTATTAGTTTCCTCTCGCACGTCAATCTTGCATTTATCTTTCAGATAAAAACCAAGTTCCTCGCCTGTCGTTCCATCCTTTGCATTCTCCACATATGCATCAATAGTCTGCTCAACCTTTATGATTCTTTTGTGTCCGAATCCGAACTTATCATGCAGTGCCTGATATGCCATCATACGGACGTTATAATAGGATTCCTCTATTAGATAATCCGCATTGCTTTGTGCCTTGGCGTGTCTCTGTATTCCGATCAGTTCACTCTTGGAATATCCAAGTGGCTGCATCCGCTTTTTCTTTCTTGCCAGTGCATTACTCATTTGCTCTTCCATCTCCTCTCTACATCCTCAAAATGGCTAAATACAAGACTTTGAACATATTTTGATATATTTGTCCGTGCATATTTTTTAATTAGCATTTCCCCTGCTTCCATCATTCCTTGGAACCACTCATCTTCGTTATCAGCTTCATAAAACTGCTGCCGGAATTTATAATAGTCATTAAAAAACTGCCACTCTTCGGAACCTTTTTCAAATTTCTTACTTGCCATAATCATTCACCTTTTAATCAAATGGTGTGCTGCCACATACTTCTCGGAAACCGTCTTTCTGTCGCATCCGTGCTTGAATCTGTTCAATGGTTTCGGTTCGCTCGATGAATCTCATGTGATCGCCATCAAATTGGAGAACTTCTTTTAAATGCGTTCCCTGCCTTTGCTTTTCAATTTTCCATCCCTTATATTGACCATCCTCATCAAGATTCCATAACAAGATAATGTTTGATGCATCCTGCTCAACGTCTCCGGATTCTCTCAATTCTGCCATGGTTGGCTCTTTTGTTTCTCTCATCTCCGATATTCGATTAAGCTGAGACAGTACGATAATTGGCACATGCAGTTCCATAGCCAAGGCTTTGATAGCTTTTGAAATATCTCCGACCTCGGATGCACGGTTACCGAATCTTCGATCAGCCTTGATTAACTGCAAGTAGTCAATCACGATCACATCATATCTTTGGTGCCTGCATTCTGCCCGAATTTCACTTACCGACTTCGCGCCGGTTGAAATAGTGATGCTATACCCAGAAAGTGTTTCATTCGCCTTGTCGAATGCTTCTTTCTCCCCACCAAGAAAAGCCTTTGCCCGGCGAACCCTTGTCAGACCGATTTCAGACATTCGAGAAACGAAACGCTCATACACCTGTGATTCGTTCATTTCAAGGTTATAGTAGCCAATGTTATAATCCTTTTCTGCCATCTGCCCGATCATTTGCGTAACGATTGCAGACTTTCCAACACCCGGTCTCGCACCAATTACAGTAACGTCTCCGCCTTCCAAGCCGCCAAGGCAATCATCTGTTCGATAAAATCCAATTTTTATCAATCCCTCGCCTACATGCTCATTGAAATAATTCCCTCTATTTTCTGCAACAATCTGCTTCATAGTTTTTGAGTGAACGGTTTTGTTTTCTTGGATTTCTTCGAGTTTCGTGAGAACTTCAGCTATAGAATTGTCAATATCACACGGTCTAAGGCTCACTCCTTGAAAAATTTTTTTTGTTTCTCTTGCTCGCCAATCTTTAACAACTGCATCCGCATAACTTTTTATTGCCGTTGAGACTGGGGTGACAGAAATGCATTCTTTCAATTCGCTTGCAATTATTTCCGGCTCCCATTTGTGGTTTTCAAGTGACTGAGACAGTGAAACGACATTAATGTTTTCTCCACGATCATACATGGCAAGCATTTCAGCAAAAGCATCTTGACAAAATTCAGAGCTGAACATTTCCGGCTTCAATTTGTTGTAAATCTTGTACATGGAATCATTGTCAATCAATACACATCCGATCACTCCAATTTCTGCTTCTGTCAACTGCTCTCACCTCGCTTTCGTTTCTCAACTTGACGAATCCAGTAATCGCAATCCTCTTTCAGCCAGTCTCCGTATTTTGGTATGTAGCGATAATTCGTATCATCCGGATTCTTCTCTATATAGTCAGTAACATATGCCACTGTAGCCTCATATATCAGCTTTGCAACGGCTTTCCTGTTCGGCTCGATAACTTCTAAAAGCTTGTCCATCCATGCTACCTTGGCAGACGTTAACGACGTTTTCTTTGGATATGCATTGATCGTGTATTCCCATCCCCATTCCGCGTCAAAGTCCAAATCAGATGCAGGCACGCTTTCTTTTGTATTTTCTTTCTCTATCTCTATATCTGTATCTATATCTTTCTCTATATCTATCTCTACATTGCAATTTTGTTGCAAAATGTTGCACTGCAACGCTTTTTGTGCATTTTCCCTAGATTTACGACTTCTACGAGTACTTGCCGTCTCACTTCCTAGGTTATCTTGCACAAATGGCAACTTGTACTCAATGGAATCTGATGTTTCAAGCAATCCGCAGGAAAGAAGATACTGAATCGTTACTTGAACATTGATTTCGTCCTCGTCAATATCAAGGGCGATCTCTTTGTAAAATTCATCTTCCAAGCCGGAATACTCTAAGTAGCCGCCCTTTTTCAACGACAACAACTGCATCTTAAGGTATATGATCGTGTATGTATCACCGCCAGCCATCTTACGGAGTTTCTTGATTCGTTTACTGTCAAAGAAATCATCCATCAGTTTAAGCCAGTAATACCGCTTATTCTCCGCCATTTTCACTACCTCCAAGCAATTCAATAACCTTTGCCCCAGCATCTTCCGGGCGACAAAATACGAACTCAACGCCATACTTAAGTTGCATTGTCAACATAGCTTTTGCCAATACCTTGCCAGATGTCGGCTTTGTTTTCGGTAGCGGTACATTCAGCAATTTTCCAAGTGTGTGCATATATGCAATATTGTTATACCGGTCTACTCGTGGATTGTTCCACTTAGAAACATCTTCAATGGATTTGATTCCATCTTCGTTTTCTACCAATACATAAAGTTTGATTCCGTTGTTTTGAGCAAGAATACACTCATCACGAAATCTTCCATGCTGACGTCCGCAGATGTTTCCTACAATCTCCTGCATATCTTTCTTAGTATCTACAGATACATCATAAGTTCCAAGGAAATCCATCTTTTTAAGTTCCATTTTTCTAGCTGATTTTCTATGGATAACATCCGCTACCTTGTCTGTGGCAATTATGTAATCTCCAACCGGCAATGGTGCACGCAAGACTTCTATATCGTGGCTTTTGAAATATCTATTCTTAAGGATATGTAAGCCCTCTTTCTGTCCTTTATCCTCAATTATTAACACGTATTCTCCTTTCTGGCGGTTACTTTTAGCAACCGCCAAAGGTATCTCATGGCTTTCAATTTAGTTTTGTGATATATTAAATTCCATACCAAAGTCAGATACCGCATAAACTTGTTTCTTTTATGCTTTCACATTGGTGTTTCAACCTATCAAAACGGGCAAAGGTTCATATCAACCTCTAATCCTTTTTCTGCAATATAAACATTTGCTCCATATTTAACTGTTTCTTCTGTCTTTTGTTTGAATAATGCCGAATCTGCTGATTTATCTGATAAGTGAATTAGAACGACATTTCGCAATGCCGGATTATCGTTAGTAGAAATAAAGTCAAGTGCCGTTGGTAAGCTCATATGACCTCTTAATCTGTGTTCGTAATTTGGCTCTTCTCGGTTCACAAACTGCATATCGTAGTTAGCTTCCACCATGATGTGATTAATGTCCTTAAATCGCCATTTGACGTATTCTGTGTCTGTTGCATACACAAGGCTTCCCATATCTGGATGCGTAATGTAAAACCCAACGCACGGACACTCTGAACAGTCTCCGTTGTTATGTAGCCATCTTCCAGATTTATCACGATTTTCAAATGCTCTTATGTCAAAATTTCCTTTTCTAAAACGCATTTCAGAATCTTTTATCGGCGGTCTGCATGGTTCAAAAACAGGAATGCCAGCTTGCACATATTGTAAGCTATAAAGACTATGGTCAGTATGGAAATGGGTAGTAATCACAGCCTTAATTTTCATCACATTGAAATCCAGTGCTTTCTTGACTTCCATAAAAGGCAACCCGGCTTCGATTATCAAAGCTTCCTTGTCATTCTCCATCATGTAGCAATTACCGGACGAGCCGGAACCTAAAACTTTAAGTCTCATATTCTTACCCCATTCTTCGCTTCCAATCTGCACCAACAATCAATAAACCTTTTATTATCTACTTCTTTGGTTACGAGAAATTTTCTGTATCTTGAAATCAGTGGTTTCATGGAATCTCTATAAACATCTGTGTTAATATAGTTCCAGATATCCAAATAAATGGTATTAAATTTGCACGATGGCGTATATTCCCATATGTCTGCATTTACAATTTCAACTTTATCGTTTAATGGGAGTTGATCTTTTACTAAGCCGATAACTTCTTTCGACTTCTCTACAACAACAATTCTGTCAACATTGCTTTTATCTTGTATTGCCAACAAAATCATGCCAATTCCTAACCCACCAATAAGCACGTTTCCATGTGCATTTACTACAAACTTTGCATTCGTCCTTTTCTCCATATCTGTGTCAGACATGACGACTTCCCTCTTGTGACAAAGTCTTACATATTTTCCGGGAGATATTCCATGAACCATTGCGTACAGATCTCTTTCTTTGATACTAAATTTCTCAATTGAGTACTTTCCAATTATACGTTCGTGTAGAATATCGCTCATTTTAGCGTACATCAAAAAACTCCTCCCTTACATCAACAATCTGTCTCGTCTGTCCCAACAATGCCCTATTATGCTTTGCCCTCTGCTCATTGTCACAGATAAATTGCTTGCAAATTTCCGGTCGAACCGGATAGATTCTGCATTTCTCACAACTCTTGTCCGTATCAAGAAAAGGGCATGTCATATCATATGGTCGATTCACAGTAGGAAGCAGGTACCTACACTCTTTGATATGGTTCTTACGGATATATCTGTGAATTGCATCTACTTCCTTTCTGCTCATTGGTAAAAGATTGGAACAGCAGTTACCGCATTGGCTACATTTCCCATCTCTGCAAAAGTTGTAAATGTTATCTTCCATTCCTTTCTGTACGGATTCTAAAAATGATATAACTTCCATAGGCTACTCCAATTCTTCCTCTGTCGGAAACTGGAAATAAAAATTCTGATGATTCTCAAATTTAATTTCCGATGGCTGATTGTCAAGGCTTGCATATATGACCTGTGTATTGCATTTTTTGAATACTTCATTAACTTCTTCTGTAGGCTCAACGTTCTGAAACATGGCAATACTTCCTGTATACGCAATTCTAAGCATTTCCATAGCTTTCTTTGCCTTTTCTTCCGTGGAATATTTAGCAACAACCCTGTCACAAATAAGCTGTTCTACCCCGATAAGGTTCTTATTCAGAAAGTAGATATTTTTCTTAAAGCACTGAATAATTACCTGTTCATACGGCAAATCAATCGTGCCGTCCTGGCTAATTACCCTCATATTTTTTCCTGCCTTTCTTCTTTGTTTTCCCCATGCCTTTAATAATTCTGGAAACCGTTCCCCGCGAAATTCCAAGTCTTTCGGATATTTCGCATTGTGTTTTTCCGTACACAAAAAACATAATAAAAATACGTTGTTCTCTCGGACTCAATTCCTCAAAAATCTGTTGAGCAAGCATGGAATTAACTGTATTTTCTTCATAATCCTTACGATCTGCTATCATTTCAGCATAAGAAACGCTTTCGCCATTTCCTATATCCACATTATCATCTAATGAAAATGCTGCATTTACTGATTTTTTACTTTTCCGGAATTCCATAAGCAGTTCATTTCTCACAAGTCGAAAAGCATATGTAGAAAAACATCCTTTTGAAGCATCAAAGGTGTCAATAGCCTTTAGAAGTCCAATGGAACCAATCTGAAACATATCTTCATCAAACGCTGGAATACCTAAACGTTGCATAACAAAAAAGACAATTCCGTAATTTGTAAGGAACATTTGCTCTTTGGCATACTCCGAACGGCAAGTAATCCATAGGTGCAATGCATCCTGCTTACTCAATTCAGATTTTGGAAAGTTCATTCTATCCTCCTACTTCATGAAGTCCGGCAAATCATTGTCATTCTCAACAACTTCCGTCTCTACCTTTTCCGGTTTATCTGCCATCTTTGGCTCTTCAACAGTTTCGGCAACTTCCGGCTCAACAGGAAAATCCTCTGTATTGGCGTTCTCGGCAATATCTCTTTTGACCTGCTCCTGCAAATCTTCCATTGGATATTCCTTGAAATCGTTGTCCTGCATTTCCTCTTTCGTATACAGTCCCATTGTCAGTTCCGGACAATTCAGACTGGAGAAGAAAGATGCGGCACGATACCGAAGCATTAACTGCGGCATGGTTTTCCATTTGCTACCGTTCTTGCCAAGCCAACCCTCGTCTTTTGCCATATCCATATTTACTTCCATGCCCTCAACCCTGCGACCATTTTTCATAGTCCAAGCCGTGCATGAGAATGGCTTGCCGTTCTTGTCCTTTGCTTCGTCAAACTGCAATTCCATATCAAATTTTTCGGAGTTATTGATTGCGGCAATCAGAAATTTACTGCTCCAACTCGGTCTGCCCTGAATAACATACAGATTCTGCATGACCATAAGTGGACTAACTCTTAACCGCTGTGCCTGTTCAATGGCAATCAGACAGTTCGCATCGTTCTTCTGGAATGTCTGCGGAACGATTGTGGAACTTGCCAGTGCCTTTGCCATCTGCATAGCCATGATGAAATTGTCGGATGTTCCGAAAATTCCAAGGCTGTAATCGGTAACCTTGTTATTGTGTGTTGCAACCTCTGTCTTTTCTTCTGCTACTGCTACTTCCTGTTTCTTTGCTTCTGCCATAATTATTTTTCCTCGCTTTCTTTCCTTATTGCTTTTTTAAATGCTCCATTTTTAAGAAATTTCAAAACAAGATTGAGTTGCATATTCTTGAAAACCTCTATGTGCTTTGTACTGTGATACCACATTACCCATTCCTGTTTCAAAAGTTCCTCAATGCTTGTAATCTGCTCACCCTCTGCGAATTTTCGCTGACTTAAAAGGTATTCCCTGTGTTTTTGAATGTTCTCACATTTTGCGCACTCTTCGGAAGAATACCTTGAACAATGCTTTCCGTTAAGGTTTATAGACAATGCACAATATCTACATGGATTAACTCTCATCGTCACCACCGCTTTCCTGTTCCTCATATTTCTTCACAACTGCCACCTTATCAGCACCGTATGTCTCTACCCACTTCATATCCACGTTTTCATCCGTAACTGTCAGCTTTGCGCCCTTGTCATTTAAAACCATGTCATCGGCTTTTACAGAATCCTCGGTGCGGTATGTATAGCTTCTGGTGCTGTTTGGAAATTTTGCTTTGATATATTGCATCGTTAACCCTCCTTTTTTAATGCCCCTTTGACAAATTCTCAACAATCCGCAAAAGTCTTTCGTTTATTCCTGAGACGTTTCTAAGTTTTTCTTCAAGGCAATATTTATTACTCATAAGTTCATCTACCTTTGTTCGCAAATCCGAGTTTTCAGCCTTCAATTTTTCAATATCATCCATGTACACGACCTCTCTTTCCTTTATTTCTCATATCTTTCTCGCAATACGGAAGAGAACAATGTCCGGATTCCGCAAAATCAAAGAATCCTCTCTTACTTGCACTCTTCCAACGCTTGCACGACATGCACCGCGCATCAGGCTGTGTGATGTTGTTGCTTATTCCAACTCTAGACATTCTACATCCTCGCTTTCTTAGTGAAAATCCGCTTCCGGTTCTTTTTCCGGTCGAATATAACTGTCATCATATTCCTTATCAATAACGATAGCCGTTTTAGCTCTGGATAATCTCAAGAGTAGCACCTCAAATTCACTCAAGTTTCTAAGTGACGAAATCGTCAAATCCTTATAGGAAGAAAGTGTATATGGTTCTTCTTTTCCGTTATCCCATATCCACTTTGACACAGGAATTTCAACATTCAGTTTTTCATCATGCTCATTTTCAAATGTGATAACTGCTCTTTGCACACTGCTCCATGATGGCTTATCTTCCAGCTCAAACCGCATTTCACATTCCACGTATTGATAAGAAACGCCATCATCGTAATCAATGTCTAAATCTTCTGTGTCAATATCCCTTTCACATTGTTTAATCCATGCCTTGAACAAATCCGTAAGTTTGATTTCTTTCTGCTCCGGCTCCATCATAAGGTCTTTAAAATTCTCCAAAATCTTTTTATTTCCAATACAGAAATCCGAATTAACAATCTCTGTTAAAACAGAATCAAGTTTAGGAAGGTACTCTGAAAAATCATAACTCTCAATGTATGGAACCATGACTTCTTTTACCTTTTCCTCAATGGCATGCTTTGCATCTCCCCAGCGAAAAGCATCTTCGATTGCTCCTCCCAATGCATTCATAAATTTTTCTTTGACAATTTCACTTACTTCATCCGAAGATAAACTTTCCGATGCTATTTTCAATAATTCTTCTTTCATTTACACACCCTCCACTTTCAACTGTTTATCCTCGGAAACGCTCAAAAGGATTAACTGTGCATCCATATCCGGCACATTGAACTCATTCAGCGATTCCGCGTTATCAACGAAAATCGGTACGCTTACACCGTATAACTCGCTAAGAGAACGGATAATATCAAGTCCGGCTACGATTCTGTGACCACTATTCAAAGTCGAATACGGAACGCCATTCACAGTACACTCGCAACAATCTTTCATACCGCCATTTAATTGCATTTCGAAGAGTTTGAAATTAACTGTCTTGAAATGGCTATTGATAGATTCAGAAACCTTATCCAGTTTGAAACGAATGAACTCTTCTAAGAGGTAAAGCATCTGTTCCTGGTCGGCAACTTTCTGCCCGATTTCTTTCTGCTCGTCACGAAGCGTTTCGATACGATCATCAATCGCCACATTGTTAGCCGCCTGCGCAATAACCTTGTTCACCTCTTCAAGCTGACTCTGCAGATCGGCTTTCTCGGCTTTTAAATCAGTAACAACCTTGTCTGCGCCCTCGGATTCAACCTTTGCAATATCAGCAAGAATCTTGTCATGCTCTGTTTTCAGCTTCACATACTCTTCATTCTGCGAATAATCAGCTTCTGCCGGGATCTCGGATAACAGTTTGCAAAGTTCCTCTTTATTCGTAAAAGTCCCCTGCTCCTGTTTCTTTAAGGAATCTATTTCCATTTGCAGATCAGCATTTTTCTTTGTCAGTTCCTCGATAAGATTTTTCTTCGCAAACCCATCTGCCTTGATTTCTTCCAAGTTGGATTCTTTCTGGGTAATAAAGTCACTTTTTGAATCATTTAGTTTCCGCTTTGCATCTGCCTTGGCTTTTGTCTTTCTTTCTTCAAAATCAGTCTTCAACTGCTCAATCTTATCAGCTGGCAACTTCTGACCACATAAGGAACAAACCGTTGTAGATTCATCGAATATCCACTTGGATTCATCAAAGAGATACGGAGTTTCATCAAATGCCTTGGCTTTCTCAGAATTATACTGTTCGCCCAGTTTCTTCCGCTCTGCATCCGCATCAGTGATAGTTTTTTCGTTATCAGAAATCTGTTTCTCTTTCAAAGAAATCGTAACCGCAAAATGTTCTAACTCATTTTTACAATCACGCAATTCAGCATCCATGATGCTTCTTTTGTTTGATAACTCGCGATTCATCGTCTGTTCCATGCCGGACATGTCAAACTGTAACTGCATTTCCTTACTTCTTAAATCGCCCAACGCGCTACCGGCATTCTCCATTTTCTTGCCACATTCAGCGATTCTTCTTACCAGATCTACCTTTGCAAGCTCCTGTTCTGCCACATCCACATCAACCTTGGATTTTTCTGCTTCATCAATACGCACCGGAATTTCAGCCTGTTTCTTCTTCCACCCGGATAACGCTTTGGAAAACTTAGCACGGATATCATCTGTGGACGGTGCTTTCTCCAACTCGCCGAGTAATGGGGCATACTTAGCATCTGTCTGCGCCAGTTCAACATCCGATACATCCGTTGCAAGGCGCATCAGAATATCGCGCTGATCTTTCCATTTCAGAGAAGAAAAATACTGCGGATTGGTCAGCATCTTAAACATATCCTCGCTCTGTGCCAGATTTGAAACATAGGCTTTGAAATCAGCTTCACTCTTCGGATATCCGTCAATCTCAAATGAATTGACATTGCCTTGCAAAGTAACGGTGTCGGTTCCACGCTTCTTAACCCAATTCTGCTTCTGAACCTTTGAAAGTTCCACTTCTTTCCCATCAACGTCAATAACTCCCACAACCTTAATTTCTACATTATCAATGCGGTTTCCGTCCTTATCTAATGGTCGAACATTAAACTTTTCCTCTCCGGCACTGTTTTTATTGAAAAGCAGCCATGTAAACGCATCGAAGATTGTTGTCTTTCCTGCGGCGTTCTGTCCTTTAATACTTGTCTTATTAGAGAAATTCACATCAAGGCTCTTAATTCCCTTGAAATTCTCCATATGTAATGATCTAATTTTCAGTTTCATTTTCCTTCTCCTTCCACTCTTTATATTTTTTAAGTGCCTCTTCAAAGCATGCTTCATCGTCAACATATCCAAGAGCTGACTCTATAATTTTTGAATCAATAGTTGTTCCTTTTTTTCCCATCAGCTCAATGTCTCTTTGGTGCTCATTTGCAATAATGGCACATGCTGTATGAACTTTCGTCCTGCATGCAACCAGATCTGCATATTCTTCAACGGAAATTGTAACGGTATTTTCTGCCATCTTAATTTTCCTCCTCTAATACATTGATTTTGCTTACAGACACCTCGTATGCTGTTCTCTGTTCTTCTGTCCCATCTTCATATTTCTTAATATATCCGCGGCTCTGAATGCGTCCACCAATCTCAATATGGGTTCCAATTTCCAACTGACTTACAAACATTGCATTTCTGCCCCAAGCAATGCATGGGATATAATCTGATTTTCCGTAGGAACGATTGACTGCGATTAATAAATCTGCAATTTCTCTTCCAAGCGGAGTTTTCCTGTAAATCGGTTCTTTGCATACATATCCGTCAAGCTGGATTTTGTTCAAATCTGTATGCTCTCCCGTATTCGCTTTTTCAATTTCACAGACGAATACATATAATAACAGACGATTTCTCTTTTCCTCATGTTTGTTATAAGAACTATACACACCGGAAACATTAACGGCAGTGCCCGTGTATTTATCATTCAGATTGATTAATCTCTCTGAAATAATTAATGGGATAATATCAGCCGTCCCACCTAATCTATCCACTTTGAGGTGCATATTATAAAATCCCTCTCCAAACACCTCATGGTTAAATTCCGGCTCTGTGATAATCGTTCCTGTAAGTTCCACTTTATTGTTTTCTGCTCTCATATTTGAATTTCTCCTTTTCTTGTGCTAAAATAGGCGCAAATAGCTTATGCTATTGCTTGAACTGGAATCATTCAGCTTTGGTCGGTTCGGATGATTCCTTTTCTTTGCTGTAATCAGTGTCAAATGTGATATAGGTAATACCGTCATCGTCATCAGACTCACTTCTGTAATCGTAATCTACAATCTCTTCTGTATACTCCTGCCACTCCCCATCTATTTTTGTTCCTATATAAATAAGAAGTAATCCAATCAATACAGGTATAGCAGTGACCGGATACTCCGTTGCATCAATGCAGATGCAAAACAGAAAAACAACGGTGCCGATCATTTCAATTACCTTTGCAAACTTCTTCATAGACACCTTACTCCTACCACTTATAGGAACCATTGGCAATCTCGTCACCATACAAGGAAACAAAATCTGTTATTAATGCGATAAACTCTGAATTTGTCGGCTTTCCTTTTTCCACTGAAACCGTATAGCCAAAAATTTTGTTGATTGCATTTGTATTGCCATTTGTCCAAGTAACTTCTATCGCGTGCCGGATTGATCTTTCTACTCTCCAGACTGTATCGCCGTTTTCTTCTGCGATTTCAGTATAGAGTCCTTTAATAACGTTGATAAGTTTACTTCTGTTTTCAAGACATTTCTCAACCGCACTGATTATGTAACCGTAACCCTTAAGGCTATGTTTTACGCCGATCTGATCTAATGTCTTTCTTAATGCAATGTTCATCTGTCTATCCATGAATACCTCCTGTTAATCCTTTCCAACTCCGTATCTGATTGCCATTTCCTTCACAATAGCTGTATATCCCTCGATCAGCTTCTTGTCCTCTGCGATAATGTCCACATAGGATAATTTGTCTCTGGTTGATTTACAGATACCTTCATCAGCCATTCTCCTGCGCTTATTCGTAAGTCTCTGTTTCAGATTTACACCCATCCGCTTTGACAACAGTTCGTAGCTTTCGGCTCTTACTTGGCTATATGCCTGTCCGCCGCCAAGCTCCATACTGATTTTCCGCAGAATGTTTCCGGTATCATCACGCCATGATGTTGTATCAAGTGCAACCACTTCTCGGATGCTCTCAACTCTTTGTTCCACATGGTTCAGTTGTTCCGCCTGCCGTTTCTGTTCCAACTGCTGTTCCGCTACAGAATTGAAAATCTTCTGGAACATCTGCAATTCCGGCGATAGCTGATTGAGGTCGATCACCTTTTGTTTCACACGTTCTTCCAAGGTCGTGAAATAATCTCGTGCTTCTTCTGCTTTCGCTCCATTTCCTTTCATAGAAAGTTTCTTAGCAAAATGTGCTGTGAGTTTGTAATCTGTTGTAGCTTGCCCACCCCATTCTTCATTAATGACGAATGCCCAATAATCAACGTTTTCCTCGGCAAATTCGTTTTCGGTGATATTGCTTTTGCACCATCTGGAATAGTTGCGGCTGTCCATTTCCAAGAACTCATACAACTTCTTTGCTGTAGTCATTCCGTTTTCATCAATACCAAGCGCAATCTCAATGGGTGTCTGCATTTTGGTTGTTTCTAAGTCGTTCATTCTTCTCCTTTCCGGATTTTTTGCAATAAAAAATCCAACTACCGCTTGATAGTTGGAAAATACTGGTTGTCTCTATTTTGCTTTGTTGATACAATTAATGTACGGCGGCGGCCATCATGAAAGGAACTGTTATCATGAAAATCGTTAGTATACTTATCTCATTATTGGCATGGCGTGTTACCGGTTACGACTTCTTCATAATTCTAACCGTAACATCCATGACAATCGACCTATACAAAGGAATTAAAAAAGTACAAAAGAGATTAAATAAAATACTAAAGATGATGCGGAAAATAAAGCAATAATGTAACTCATTTCCTGCCGCCGTCGCATATTAATTGTATCAACTGATTTCCTGTGTTACAAACACATTTAATCTGCAAATTTCGACATATTTCTCAACTATCTCAATATTCAGTTCTTCTTATTCTTTCGTTTTTGAGTTCCCAGTTTCTTCACTGGTTGCCTTGCTTGCTGAACCCTCGACCATTCCCAGAACATATCCTTTCTGAAAATCGTTCATTTTGGGAATCGCGTCTTTCAACTTTTCTACAACTTTCTTTTCCTGTTCGCTCATGTATTCACTTCCTTTCTCCCTGTGATATAATTTCCTTATTAAATAAGGAAAGGCGGTGATAATATGGATAATGGTTATTCTGAAACATTTGCTACATATGAGTTTGCAGATAAAGGAACATATGTATGTATGCAATGCGGTGGCGAAAATAAAAAGGGAATCGTCACTGTAAAGCAAGGCGAAATGCTACCAGAATGCAAAGAGTGCGGATATACTACATGGATTAAAATAATGCAGGATTTTTAAACACTCTTTCTTCCTCTGCGAGCGTTTGGTTCGTAACCGCCAAGTTATCATCAACCAGATGCTCAATGAGGAACGTTCTTTTTACCACTCTCGTTCCATCTTCACATACTTGTGAAATGTGCAGATACATCTTCCCATCCTTCTGGAATGGAATAACAAATATACTCTGTAAAAATTTCCACTTAACAAAATGCTTATTAAAAAATGCAACTGCATGAGCCTTGATTTTACTCACTGTATCATCCCTTTCTGTGATATAATATTTTCAAAAACGGAGGAATTAACATGCTTCTAAAAATCGAAAGAATAATATTAAAGAAAATATCTAAAACGAATTTTTCAATCAAACTTTCCGATATAGGTAAATTTGATGGAGAAGATGCATACCAAGCGTTTTTGGATTTACAGGATAGAGGATATGTAACGAAAGTAAACACATCTATGGATAGATCGAGTTTTAGCTTCATAGTTACATCCAAAGGCAGATTCTACAAAGAATATCTTTTCTTGGAATTTTTGAGAAATATCCTCATTCCTTTTATTGTGGCTTTGATTACAGCAACTGCTACATATCATTTAGAAAAAGTAGCAGATAGCTATTCCGACAGCGGCACCAGCCAATGCGCTTACGAGTTGGATTCCACCGACAATGAATGGCTCAAACTTATCGAGTAAGTCACGCTTTTGCCGAAATGTCATTTTTTTCACCGTCTCACCTCTTTTCCATTTCTTTTGCAATATTATAATAACGCAATAGAAATATAAAGTCAATAACAAATTATTGCTTTTGTGATATTTTTGTGATAATATTATTGCAGAAAGGTGGTGAAGACTTGAGTGCAGTAAACGAACGCTTAAAATCTTTAAGAATATCATTAGGAATGAACCAAAAAGATTTTGGAGAAAGAATTGAAGTTGCGCAAACTTATTTATCTCAAATAGAAAAAGGGGATAGACCTGTTACCGACAAAATTTCAAAAATTGTTTGCTTACAAAATTGGAATGGTAAAAGCGTAAATGAAGAATGGTTCCTAACTGGAAACGGTGAAATGTTTGTTCCGGAAACTAAAGATGAACAAATTACAAGATTGCTTTCAGATGTGCTAAAGAAAGAAAATAGTGATTTTAAAAGAAGACTTGTAACTGCATTATCAAAACTTGATGATACCGGTTGGAAATACCTAGAAGATTTTATTGATTCTATTTCAGAAAACAAATAAGAAAAAGCCAAGGGCAATGCGCAAACCCTTGGCTTTCTTTCTATTCTAATAAATTTTTAACAAATACATATATAATTCTTAACCATTTTTCATTGTCGCAATTCGCGACCATTTCAGTTATTTTTTCCTTGTAAAACGCTTTGGCTTCATTGCACTCTTTTTCCCCCATATTGATTTCCTCCAATCATTCCGCACTTCCGATAGCGATACACAAATTATAGAACTTATGTTCGATAACGTCAACCCCATTTGACAAATTGCTACAAATTACAAACTCGTTTGTAGTTGAGGGACAAGAAAACGCCTTATCCCGCCCCTCAGCCAGAACTTGAAGTGCCCTTATCGGACAATTTTATTTTACAAATTTTCCCGCAAACATTCAATTTCTTTCGGTCGCAAGTTTCGACAGGTAAATTTCTTATTGTCGCAGAATGTCGATTGATTAGTTTAAATTTTGTTAAAAAAATTAATTACTGGTTGAAAATTATGCATCTGCCAGTTATCTGTGATGAATTTTAAGTGCATAATTTTCCTTTCTGCCCGTAGGCTTGTTATTTAAAAGAGCCGGCTACACAACACATGGTCATGTAATCGGCTCTTAGGCTCTTGATTTTATTATATTTAATTTTTAATGCAGTTTTTTTACAGCTTAGGTGCGATCTTTACCATATTTAACCATTCCTGCACATTAAGATTTGAACCTGAGTTCTGATAAGTACTGAGTGTACCAGTCTGTCCCGGTCCGAAAGTGCCACCACTCGTTACCTGTAAAGTTGATGCACCGCCGGATACCGCAGGAACTCTGACTCGTCCCATGACATAGTTAGATGTTGTATTTGTTATAAAAACTTCACGAAACCCATTTGCGTTTGAACTGAAAGTGACAAGACCTGTAATAAGATAATACCCATCATCCGGGACAGTGAAATACTGCACGACAGGAGTTTGGTCATTATAATTTGTTGCAGTATTGGATAAGGCAGATACATTATTTTTGGCATCTGACTTTTTTAAATATGTGTCTGGAATGTTATTACCATCATAATCTGCACTAGCACGGGCAACTCGTACGCCAGGATAAGTATCATTCTGCTCGTTGTGTGCAATGAGATCTATCATATTATCATTATTAATATTAAACATTGGCATAAGCGAACCCATAATTCCAGACCAGTCGCTTTTCATTATTTTAATAAAATACTTATTTGCTAAACCGCTGTTTAACGATGATATCGCCCCGGTACAAGTACCATTCCCAATCTTAGAAATGTCTGTCGTTCCAAGCATTTTATAGAGATACCGCACATTCTTGAACATCTGTGACACCTTTGCAAAAATTGAAGAGTGTTTTTCGCCGCTTGATAATTTTGATACAGTCGTCCACGCTGACGCTGATCCGTCTGCCACATCACTACTCGTAAAAGTTGCTGTATTCTCTGCTGTATCTCCACCGGTTGCCACTGCACCGACGTTTTCTGCTGTGAGTTCTACATTGCCCCTACGGAAAGAATCTTCATTTACACCTTTGATTCCGGTAACTGGAGTTCCGGCCAGCACGTCCCACTTTTCATCTGATGTTTTATAAATATTGGCACCTGCCGGAATTACATTCCCGGCTCCCTCTTTAAAATCATCCGTGGTTGTAAATTCGTCTGAAATATTGAACATCCACCCTGTGCTAACATCCGCAAGTGCCGGAAGATCTGCAAATGCAACTGTTCCTCTCGGCTGCAATCCGCCCTTAATAGCTTCAGACACATCTTTTACCTGTTCAAAATAATACTTCGCATTGTCAGAATCCTCGCCCTCTCTGCTCCCGGTACCACCAACGGCATAACTCTGTGCTTTAGTTGCACTATCTGCTGCAGATTCGGCTTTACCGATGATCTCTGTTGCTTTCTGCGTTGCAATATTGGCTTTATCTGTGGCGGTACTGGCTGACTGACTGGCAGATGCCGCTTCACTTGTGGCTGTGGCTGCAGACTGACTGGCGGATGTCTCACTGACTTTTGCGTTGCTTTCGGATGCCTCTGCCGCCGTAGCTGACTTCGCTGCCGCTGTCTCTGACGCTTTGGCATTGGTTTCGGATGTTTTTGCCGCTGTTTCACTGGCTTTTGCAGCATTCTCACTTGCTTTGGCGTTGGCTTCGGACTTTGCCGCTGCCTGCTGGCTTGACTCTGCCTTTGCCACTTCCACTTTGATTTTCGCAAGATAGTTTGGCTCCAAGTGTTTTTCCTCGATGCTACCCTCTTTGACGATGGCAGACACTTTTCCATCCTTATCAATATAAAAAGCTACCGTATCAGAATCAAGGAACTCATACTGTGTAATCAGTGCCGACAGGTCTATGTACTGTTTCGTGCCATCAATCAGAGTCAGGATAATCTGCTGTGTAGTCGGGTTATAATCGAAGTTGATTGCGATTTTCTCCATCTGCGTATCGATCATAACTTTGGAACCGTTCTTTTTCGTGATTGTGATAATTCCCGTCGATTCCTCGAATGTCACGTCTGCAACAAGAGTTGCTACCTCTGTTTTCGTGGCTTTTGTGGTATCAAGAGTGATTACACGATCATCAATAACGCCAATAGCTGCGTCCATTTTGTTAAGATTGCTTTCATTAAGCGGTGTTTCATCACTCGGGTAATTCTCCCAATTAATAGCACTATGCGCTTTGTTCATGGTCCTCACTCTCCCTTTCCTTTGCAAGCTTCATCTGCTCCCGTTCGGCTATAACATGTCTGTTTGCTTCTTCCTTAATCTGCTGCAGAATATCCTTAAACACTAGGTACTTAGCTTCGATTGGGACATCCTCACACAAATTTGCATAATTTATAATGTCGTTTTCAAATTCCCGAATTTTTGCATTTATCATAGATTTTCCACCTTTTCCTTTAACTGTTCTATCTCGTCATGCTGCAACTGCACTGTGGCAACCAGATCAGCAATCAGTTCCGTATATTTCAGTCCGTAATACTTTTTCCCATTGCTGTCTGAAAACGTTTTTGGACAAATATTCCACCCTTTTTCCGCTTTTTTCAAAACATCCTGTGCAATAAATCCATGATGGAACCCATCTTTTTCGAAATTATAACGATACGATTTTGCTCTTAAAGAATAAATAAACTCAGATGATTGCTTTTTGCTTAAATCTAAAATTGTGTTTTTTATTCTTTTGTCAGATCCATTAATTACTCCACCTCTGAATCCACCTACTCCGGTATCTCCGTCTAAATGGATCATCATGTGGTCATTATCGTTTGCGCCTTTATGCAATGAAACATGATTATATTGAACCGTACATTTATGAACAGGACTTTCAAGCGTCCCTTCCACTGTTCGAAATCCATCCGTTCCCATCTGTACAAGTGTTCCACTGCGTTTAAATTCAATAAGGTTTTCTACAGACTCTTCCGCTTGAATATGCATATATCCCCCGGTCATTTCCATAGAACCTTTTAATTCAAGCAGTTTTGCTTTAATTTTGATGCCCTCGGCTGACTGGTTGATTTCTGAAACAACACTATCTCTTGTAACTTTGCTTTCGATCCCCTTTGATGTCTGCGTAATCGCACTGGACATATTGGATGAAAGCTGCTTAAGCGTGGTTATCAATGTCCATTTATATTTACCGCTGTTAATTCCGCCATCCGGATCGCAGCCATACAATTTTCCACTATCCTGATCTAAAAAACTGTGTCCATTATATTTGGATGATGCAGGGTAAGTATCTTGGGGTTTTCCAAAACCATAATAATTAATATCATAGCCATCAATATTCCATGCCTTCAACGAAGCACTGACTTCTGACCGTATCTTAGTTGCAGTTACCTCTATCTTTCCGGACAAATCGCCCTCTGCTTTGCTTGCTCTCGTAACTTCCGCTGTAATCTTGTCCTCATTAATTTTAATGGCTGCCGCAAGTTCAACTTCCTGCCCCTGTGCCCTTTTGACTTCTGCTGTAATACCGCTCGCATTTTGCGTGATTCTCGATGATAAACCATCCGTTGTATTTTTAACTTCTGTGCGAATTTCGGTTGCGGTCTGCGTGATCTGTGACTGCAATCCCTTCTCAACATCAGTTATCGTACTCTGTGTCTTTTCAATGGTTCGCTCCAACACATTGCTCTTGCCTTTGAGCTTTAAAATACTTTTCTGTATTCCGTTCGCCCCGTTTGTCCGGTACTCTTCCCCATCCGCTTCCAAATCATCACGCAAAGCCTGTATACCTTTCAGGGTTCTTTTCAGAATATAGGACTCAATCAGTTCATATCTGGTCGGCAGCCGCACTGCATCCCCGACCTCAAGACACGGATTTCCTTTGCAGTCCGCTGTAAACGGGCGGTAAACAATCCCTCTGATCTTGGAAAGGATATTTTTTGCAATGCCTTTCAGTTCTTTTGTGCCTTTGCCATATACAAGAAAATTATCCTCGATCACATAGGCATTGTCTCCGGTACCCACAATCACACCGATATCATTCTTCTGCTCCCGGATCTGTAACTTATTGATTGTTTTAACAAGAAAATCTTCATACTCAGCCGTTATATATAAATCCTTCCCGATACGGTTGCTTTTCGGATCTCTTGGATACAAATTATCCGCCGGATAAAGATCATTCCTTGGATATAATCCCTGTATCTCCTGTTCCAGATAAATATAATGAAACTTCCCGTCACGCCCCATGTGCCCCATACAGCCATTGATCTCACAAATACAGGACAACACTTCCTTGCCGCTCATAGATTCGCCTATGGTGCTCGATTCCTCTGTATCAGAACTTGTCTCGCTGGATGCCGTGACTGCAACTGTTTTTTCAATAGACATGCCGTCATTAACCAGTATAATATCAGCCTGCTCAATCCCGAAGTGATTAAAAAAGCTGTCCCGGAATTGCTTCATTGTGACCGGATCATAAACTGTAACAGTCGTAGTTTTTCCATCTTTATCTTTCTGCTGCTCTTTATGGGATGGAAAGACAGTGTTGTACCATGCTGCCACATCTGCATTTAAAATGTCATAAAGGGCATCATATGCAACCACATCACGGCACGTCCTGTCTGCCGTGGGAGTATCAGAATCAACCTTATATCGTCCGAACTGGAGTGGGACATCTGTATGTCCATCAAGGGACATTCTTACCGTCATCCATCTGCCCTTCATTGGCAAAAATGTATTTGACACCGTGAATTTAATCATGGCAGCTTCACATGATCCAAACGTCAATTCCTGTTCCGAACACAAACTTTCGGTCAATTCGAATTTTTCTTGGTGTAGCTCTGTATTTGTGATATTGATTTTTTCATCATCAGATACGATGGATAACTGCTTATCGACCGTATCTTTTTTGAACAAGTCGCCATATTTATAATTAACCACCATACACACCCCCTATGAAAGCAAGCCGAACTGAATTGTAACGAATTATTCCATCATATGTTCCGTATATCGTAGGCTGAAAATCTGCCATATAACCGTACTGTGTCACATAATCGTCATATTCCGGGATATACGCTGTGATATAGCAGGCTCTCCCTGTCGCATTTGTGAACTGGCTTCTAATATTGTTTAAAACCTCATTGAAAGTCTTATTTGTCAGCATAGCTGTGGTTTCAAATTCGACCTTTAACGCCTTTAACTCCACGGCATTTCTATGCAGATAGCCGTTGGCGTCTGTATAATCGTCCAAATCCTGCATGTTGACATATGGACTGTATGTTTCTGCTTTCATAAACGACATCGGCACTATGTAATTGCCAATCTTTAACAGCCATCCGCTGTACGCCATGCGAACACCTCCAATCAAGTTGTTTTTTCAGATTTACAAATATGAACACCGTTATCATCACTTAAAAATAAGATTTCCGTTTTTCCGTCCGGCAGAATATCCGCCACAAAGCAATTATTCGGATTTCCTATTGGTGTCCGGTTTTCCGAGCACTTACCCCAGTCTATTGGTTTATATTTTTTCATGGCTATTCTCCTAAAAATGGGTACAAAAATAGCACCTACCGTGTATGATAGGTGCTAAATAAATCAAAAAAGAAGCGCATCTCTGCGCTTCCTCTTATATTTTCTGTATTGTTGCATTTTCCACCAATAAGTAATTACCATCTTCCATTAGCGATAAATGATAATCTTCTTCAAAGTATTCATAGGTTAATTCCATTTCCTCTTCTTTAAAATCTTTATAGCTTTTGTAAAGAGTAACGCAACCTTTTTGACCGTTTTTTGCAGTAAAAACATAACCGCCCAATGGTAAATCTCTACCAACAAGATATCCTCCAGATGGATAAATCCCTTTTTCTTTGTCGTACATACATTCTTCTCCTTTAGTTTATTATTCTATTTATCTGCTCTTCCAGTAAAATATACTTCTGCATGATCGTATTTCCCATAGCAATCAAGCTGATCTGAAATAGTTTTCCCTGGTTTAATCTCACTGTCTGAATCTGTAATATATGTGCTGTTGTAATTTACCACATTATTACTACTGTCAAAAAATATTGCATACGCGCTTACAAAAAGCGCCGGATTTGTGCTGTTATTGGTCACGGATACAGTCACGTTTTCATCATTAAATGTCTGTTCAACGGATAAATCATTTACAACCGGTTTATAATATGGGTTTTCGTCATAATCTAAGGTATAATCCACCTTGTCAATTCCGGACACACTATCAAAATAGAAAACACCAATAGATGTTTCTCCTGCCCCCAATACATCAATGCTCATGTCGGCGGCTCCTATTGAATTCCCGCTTAAATCTTTGGCTGTAGCGTTTCCAGAAATTGCGACATCCGTGTTTGAATTATTTGTTACAATCAAAAAATCTAATGTGTCTCCTATTGTGTTTTCGTACAGATACTCTTTTACCAAAAAATCAGAATCAGAAACTTCTTCTCTTGTCGCTTCCTTGTTATCTACCGTACTAATAGAAGAAACTTTTTTATTTTGCTCGGTAGAATCAGCAACTGCATCGTTGTTTTCTCCGTTTCCGCCAAATATGGCAATCAACAGAATTACAACTATAACCACCGCAACAAACCACTTTGTTGCCCCACCCTGCTTTTTTCTGCAATTAGGGCAAATTTTTGCTTTAGCTGGAATCTCCGTCTGACAGTACTTGCATAATTTTGTTTCACTTTTTTCATTCATAGCTTTTCCTCCCACCACTTGTAATAAAATGATTCTACCACAAGCGGCGGTATTTGTCACTAGAAACTATATGCTTCTCTGCCCGTTCTATTAAAATATTCTCTTGCGTATTTTCTAGCACTTCTTCCTATCTGGTCTTGTGTCACACCAAATTCTTTTTCGAGGATTCCTTGCAATAACTGATTTTGCTGTTTAAGTAACGCAATTTCCTGCTGTGACGTACTGTATACAGCATCACGAATACCTGTGATCTCCTGCCCCCCAGCAACTGCTGTCTTTCCTCCAACTGTTCCAAGGATTTCCGGTACGCCGTTTTCTCCTGCCATAAACATGCTGTACTGTTTTGGAAAACCTCCTGCGGCGAACGTTGGGATTTTTCCAAGGTTAATATTGCCAGCTTGAATTATTTCTTTTCCACCAATATTTACAGAATCCCATGAAAAAGACAGTTTTGAATTAAGCCACGTTGCAAAATTATTCCATACCTGCTTAATTCCTGCAACAGCATTATCAAATGCCTGCTTCAATCCGTCAGAAATGCCACTGAATGTCCAATTATCTTTTGTAAAATACGGTTCTACATGATTTGTCCACCAAGAACCAATTCCAGATGTACTCCACCAGTTACTAAATTCGCCCCATTTTTCAGAAAGACCTTTTTTCATTCCGTCTCCCTGCTCATCCCATCTTTTTTTTGTAAACCATGGCTTCACATGATTTTCCCACCAATTATATATTCCGGTATTCTGCCACCAATCGGAAAACTCATCCCATTTAGCAGACAATCCCTCTTTTATTCCATTCCCTACTTCCATCCACTTTTTCTTTGTGAACCACGGGAAAATGTTCTCCTGAATGTAAGTTAAAGCTTCATTCCACTTTTCTTCTATTTTACCTTTTATTTCTCCTATTTCTGTCTGTATTGAAAGCTTTTTTTCTCCCCAATATTCTTTTACATCTTCCCACCATGAAGAAACATCCTCTAAAGTTGTTGTTAATTTATTGCGAACGGGTAGTTCTACATTCAATCCCCACCATTCTTTGACATTGTCTTTGAACTCGGAAATCTTCTCTTGTAAATTTGGAAGAACAACATCTGCTCGTAAATCTACATCATCTAATCCGTTTATATTCTTCCATTCATCTATCCACGCCTTTAGATCAAAGCTGTCAGGTACATTTAATTTATTAGGCATATTATCATTGAACTCATTTAATGCTTTTTGGAAATCATCTAATGATTTGTAATCTTCCTTTTTAGGCAGATTTTTGACAAATTCATCAACATTCATTCCATTTCCAATGCCTAATTTGTCCATCACAGTATCATGGCTCAAAACTCCACCGCCATATGCATTAATCCATTCAAACGGATTAAGAAGTTGTTTAAAACTTTCCTGAAGATATTGCAGAAAACCGCCTTTTTCATACGCTTTTTCTAAATTATTAGCATCTTTTTTTATGCTATCTTTTCCAACCGTAAAAGATAACGTTGCCACTACTACAGCAAGTGAAATAGGAATTGCATAAGAGAGCAATGATTTTACCGCCGTTTGACCAAAAGCGGCTGTGAATTTCGCTCCTATTAATTTTCCAATAGTCTCCTTGAGAAGTTTCCCTGTTAACAGTTTGCCTGCAAGTTTCAGAGCAAATGCTCCAAGAAGAATTTCAACTGTCTCAATATCAATGTTTGAAAGAAAATCTTTTACGCCTTTCCAAACATCAGACCACTTGATATTTTCTATCATGGTCTTAATTGTCTTGTAAACTCCCTGTACCCAAGTATTTATATCTTCTGCAAGTGCTTTAAAATCAAATGTTTTGAAGAATTTATTTATTCCCTCTGCCAGTGATTTTCCAAAGTTTGACCAGTCAAATGTCTGACCAAAGGAAAGTGTGGCATAAATTGCCGTGTTCAGTGCCCCTGCAATCGTCTTACCAACATTTCCAAACAGTCTCGGATTGATAAGACCATTAAGGAAATCTGCCAAGCCTTTGCCGAAGTTTCTTGCCTTGGAATAAATCTTATCCCAGTTGATAGACTCCATAGCTTTTGATAAGGCATCACTGATGTATTTTCCAAGTTGTTTCAGATTTTTAATATCACTTTCGTAATTTTTGAAAATGGTATCAGTCTTGACGAGTTTACCGCCACTGGCACCGCCTGATGCGCCACCGCCGCCGGAACCGCCCGAACCTTTTTTGCCCGAACCATCATTTGTGGTAATCAGTTTCAATTCATCAAACTGACGGACGCCCTTATTCATCTTGTCGATGTTCTTTGCCGCCTGTCCGGTATTGTCAGCAACATCGCCTGCGCTCTCTGCCGCATCTGAAAAACTATCTGCAAGACCTGCGCCGGAATCCTCATATTTCCATCCGAAGATTGCGCCTAAAGCGTTTGTAACCTTTGTAACAAAGCTGATAACAACCAGTAAAACGGAATTGAGTGCTTTTACGAATGGTTTAAAAGCATTGATTAATGCTCCACCAATAACACTGCCAAGCTGTTCAAACGACTGTTTTAAAATTCTTATCTGGTTCGCCCACGAATCAGCCGTACGTGCAAAGTCTCCCTGCGCTGTCTGCGTATTGGCAAGCACATACTGATACCGGAGCATTGTCTTTTCAGCCTGTGACATAGACGCAATATCAGAATCTAATCCCTGTTTCATCGCCCACTCTTTAAGGGTTGCCTGTGTAAGATCAAGACCGTAATCTCTTAATGGACGTGTCTGTCCGGTAAATATTGCAGCTAAATCCTGCGACACAACATCCTGATCTATGTTATACAGAGATGCCATATCAGCAGTTAATTTTGTTAAATTCAAAGACACATCAGCCATGGAATCAGACAAACCAATATAGCCATCTGTCTGCTTATTCAAAAACTCATTAGCTTTCTTTATCAAACTACTGTCAATTCCCATGGCTGTTCCCATTGCTTGGAATCGGCTTGCCGTCTGTTTCAATGTCAGTTCTGACATACCGAACTGACGTATAGAGTCCTGTGCAAAGTCATTGACTTTTTTTGACATGTCACCAAAAGTAACATCAACAACGTTCTGAACCTCTGTTAATGCGGATGATATGTCGATTGCATTTTTTATTCCTCTTATCGCTCCGTACAGACCAAGATAAATCCCCATAGAGGACAAAATCTGTCTTGTGAATGACTTGAGTCCGATCAATGCTTTTCCTGTGGATGTCTTAAATCCAAGGAAAGAACCGGAAAGATTACTGATGCTGTTATTTAATCCAGTAATCGCACCGCCAGATCTGTTTGAAAGATTTCCAAGTGCCTGTGTCATTTGTAAAATATTTGCGCTTACATTTGGTGCTTTTGAGAGTGTCTCAAACAGATATTTAAGGTTGTCAGCAAGCAAAGGTATATTTGTTACTGCACGTCCGCTTGCAACGCTTCCAAGCCTTGATATGGCTGTTACAAGGTTGCTCATATTGGTCATATCAAAATTCAATGCACCTATCTTGTTCATCTGGCGTACAAAGTTTTGTAACTGCGCAGATAAAGCCGGCAGATTCTTTGTCGCCTGTGTAGATGCCTTGCCACCAATTTTTGACAGTGCCGACACCATGCTTGTGAGTCCGCTTGTATCAACAGCTTTAACACTTGCTATTCCAGATGCAAGATCTCTCACAGCAGAAGATATTCCGTGGATAGAATTTGCATCAACACCAGAAAATTTATTGAGTGCCCGCACCATTGATGTGATTTCCGAAGATTTACCACCTTTGAATCCGGTAGCCGCATCGGAAATGCTTCTGATTCCGCTTGCAATATTTGAAAGTTTTGCAGTGTCAAACGATATGCTTTCCCGGAGCCTATTCATGCTGTTTACAAGGCTTTCTATGGAATTACTTGCTTTTGCAGAGTCAGCTTTGATTTTTATTTGTAATTCATCAATGTCTGCCATATATGCACCAACTTTCTATGCAAAATAAAAAGACGGTAGGCTGTGACACCTTACCGTCCTTGATCTACTCTTTTAATTTTTCTCTTGTAACCGGTCCGCATTTCTTATCTACTGTAATTCCGACTTTTTTCTGGAATGTTCCAATACCGGTCGCCGTATCATTTCCAAGAATACCGTCCACATTACTGTTTCCCTTTTTATCTTTTTCATCCAGGCATCCGTGATAAATAAGCTCCGTCTGAAGCCATCTCACATCATCCCCTCTCATGCAAGGGAATTTTTTCTTTAAAATCCTTGCAGGTTCCGGGTATGGGTTTAAATGATCTTTTACATTTTTTCTAGGGTTTCCGCTTGTCACAATCGCTGTATGACCTTTTGTTTTTGTGACAAGAACATCTCCATTGTAAAGAACCATTCCTGCCGCATAACCTCCAATGTCATCAAACATGCCACTAGAAAGAAGTACAGATTTTTCATTTGCTGTGGTGAAATTTCCAACATCTTTTCCAGTTGCATGAATAATGCATGCACGTACCGTTGTGCCGCAATCTGCTTCTGTTTTTACTTTTGAATTAATACCATATTTGACAATTCCAAGCCGGTGTCCCTGACAGTAGCCAATATTATCATTATTGCACGCTGTAATCATTGATTCTGCCAGTTTATCCGCCATATCTTTTGTTTTTGGTCTTAACACATACCATCCTTTTTTATGAACATAAAAGTTTTGCATACTTACTTCTGTTCCGGTCTGATCTCCCGGTCTCCCACCGGTCAATTTCCCATTTTCATCATGTCTTGCAGATCCAATTCTCATATTTATACCTCCAAGTTCTTTTCTGGTTTTGGGTGGCTCAACTCATAGTTTGACTGCATGACTTTAAGTTTTGCCACAAATAGCTCTCTCTGTTTCTTTATTTCTTCTTCCGTCATTTCTGAATCATCTTTCCCTTGTTGCTCATTGATTGGTTTTTTAATATACTTTGATTTTGCTTTTCGTCCGGCAAGGCAATGTTCTACTGCCACCGATACCGCAGACAATCCGTATGTTCCAAACCACATCCACATCTCATTGTCTCTTTGCTTTTTATCTAAGTTGTAAGCATCCGCATAAGGCTGTAAATCAGCCGGGCAGGACGTGTCTATGTCACGCACGGTAAATCCATACCCTTTTGTAACTAAAAGCCAGAATGGGCGGATTTCCGCACAATATGTTCCCCATGTAAGTTCTCTCTGTTCTTCTACTTTTTCCTCGGAGTTTTCTTCTCCGCTTCTTTCTGATCTGCTTTGAGCAGTTTTGATAAAAAACCGTTTTCAAGCAGCTCCGCTAAAAGTGCATTGTAAAGTACCTGAACATCTGCATCTTCTCCGTCAAAGTAATCATCCAGCATGGCATATACTTTTCCAAGCTGCTGTTCCTTTTCTCCCTCGTTTTCCGAATCATATCCAAACTCTTCTTTATGGAACTTCTGTGCTCCAACAAGAATTAACTCCGGCAGGAATAAAAGAATTTTATCAATTGCTTCAATATCTGTAATCTGGTCTAATTCTGCTACCTTTTTGATAATCCCGCTTTTGACGGTTGCCTCATATCCAAACTTGATCTGTAATTCTTTCTCGCCAAATTTTAATTTTGTCATTTTCTTTCCCTTTCTCCCTCTCATATAGGGAAATGGCAGTCCGAAGACCGCCCTGTTCTTTTAAATTGTTTCTTCAAGCTCTGGCTCGGTTGTCTGGTTATCGTCAGCCGATCCAACCGAACTATTCGACTGACGTGTTATTCCCCCGGTGTAAAAGCTACAGCGGTGTCCATGCCCTTGTATTCTTCAATGGTAAGATTCATTTCAACCGTCAAAAGTTCGTTCTGACCAATCTCCGGCTGTGGAATCTGCTCTGGCGGCTGAGCCACAACAAAAAACGCTTCGGTAAATCCCGGGATAATCGTTTCAAACCACATTCTTTTCCCGCCGGCAAGCGCCTTATACGCCGTGATAAGTGCTTCCCACTCTTCCTTTGTGGCATCCGTAAGGTTTACCGTGATAGGGAAAGAGCCACCGGTATCTGCGCGACCCTTTACATATCTGGTAATAGCATCTTCTAATGCAGATGCGTCAATCTGTTCCGGCTCAATGTTAATACCGCCGATTGCGTTAATTCTTGTAAGCTGTTTAAACGATGTAGGCTTTGTTCCGGCTGTCGCTTCTGTGCCATAGCCAAACGTAATTCCTAACGTAGACAATCCTGCTTCTGCCATTTTTACCTCTCTTTCTACCGCTAAATAATGCGGTTATCGGGCGCATCTTTTTGCACCCGGTGCATAAAAAATAGAGCCTTTCGGCTCTTTTACATCAATCTGTCGTTGGCTCCGATTATCCGCCGGAACCTTGCAACGCTTCTAAATTTTTTTTCACTGTCATTTTTAAACTCCGGCATTGCTGTAATTTGAAATCGCATCTGTTTAAAGGCATCAGCTAAAATAGCCATAATCCCTTTTGCATCGCTCTGCTTTGTGTTTGTAATGACGTCAACCTGTATTGTTTCCTGCACCGCATTTACGGATGTGCCCTCTAAATCTGCCCCACGTTCAAGCCCCGGCATCTCATGGATGTAAATAGTCGGGAAAACAGGGTCTTTATCAAGGTTCTTTTCAACCGTTGTAAATGCAGTGTCAAAATTCATGCTTTTGTATTTTTTCTTGAGTTTTGGTTTGGCTATCGTTGCAACATTGGAGAAAATGTTTGTTTCAAGATCATATACCCACTGGTTGTCTGCCATTATCCAAACACCTCCTTCGCTGTCTGTGTAACAATCTGCCGCAACTCATTCGCGGTCAGATACATGAATGGTCGGCTTGGCATTCCCTCTGTAAACCACCAATCGCCATTGTCGTCCTGATAAAACCATCCATATCTTCCATCTGAAATCTGATGTATAGTTTTTCCACTTGCGTACTGCCACGAAACAACCTCCGGCAGTTTCCCATGATAAGGACTTTGCTGTCCCACAATTCCGGTTCCAAACTCAACAAATGCGGCATGGTCTGTACCGGCTATTACCGCCCATATCCCGCCGCCCTTAGTGCTTCCTTCGTATTCCACGTGAACACTTGAAATCAGTTCCGATGTGAATATTGCGTCAAGGTCAGCAATTTGCACTCTGGCAATCTCTACGCCCTTTTCCGCGAGTTTTTCTGCCAATAGCTGACATTTATATGTTAAGCTGTTTTGATAGGCTCTAAGCTCTTGTATTGCATTCTGAATAGACTTTTCAGACAGGCTCATTGTGATTACTTTCTTCCCCATGCCGCACCTACTTCACATTTTTTTGCAATAAGAACAAATCAACCGTCAATCCCTCGTCTGCAACACCTTTTACGATGTAATCAGCCGAATTTTCGTCAACGATTGTATTCTCTTCATCTTTGTACCTTACATCTGACCGTTTCCATACCAAAGAACCGACGTTCAATGGAAGTTTCCCTTTGTCCTCGACAATTTGAACAAAGTTTGTGGAATTGTCAACGCCAAACTCTTTTATAAGTGCTTCACTCAACTTATTGCTGATTGAAGAATAAAAAACCACAGGCTTCTCGTAACCTGTGGTATACTCTCCGGTTGTTTTCGGTATTTTGTTTCCATCTTTATCGAGGTAATAAATTACATTACCATCAGAATCCGTGTACGAAGAATATTCGATGTTACCATCATCATCCGTCACATATACCGGCACCTTGCCGCTTTGCTGCGAATAACTCATTTTTTGCTTATTGATCTCAAGCATTTCACTTCACATCCTTGCCGAACCGTTTCCACAGCTCAGAAAGCTTTTCCCATCCATACATTGCGACAAACGCAACAATAAATCCTGCAATAATAGCTGCCAAGATCATATACCATAAAATTGATGTCTGGATGTACTGCATGTATGCCACAAACGCAGCGACCGTGATTCCGATAGAAAGAACAAATACCAAAATGTCCGTTGGAATCTTAGAAAATACGCCTACACCTTTGATTACCTGTGTTACCACAGACACAACAAATGCCAGCGCACCAATGATTGCCAGAATAATTGTCATATTTGCAATTACAGACTGTATAATATCCATGATTAAACCTCCTTTTCATCATTAAGACGGGTTTCTATCCCGTCAATTCTGTGATGCGCCGATTTCACACTTTCTTCAACCTTTATAATTCTGTTGTCGTGAGAATTTATTTCTTTTCTCATCTCCGAAACTTCATTCTTGATCTCGGTCGTGTTGTTTGAAATGGCATCCAACTTCATGTTAATGCGTGTGTTCTCCCTCACGCGTTCTTCAAGATCCGTGTTGTCTGTCCTTTTGTTGCTCTTCAAGCCCATAAAGACGGAAAAACCAAGCGACAGCACGCTTATAATGATTGCTGTTGATATTTCAATCGTCAAATCATATACCGCCTTTCATTTTTATGGCACACCGCCCACCACCGCTCAATGTGTGCCGCCTGCTACGTTTTGCCGACGTCGGCAAAACGTAACGCACAATCTTCTAAAAAACTGATAATTGCTTTGCAAAAAACAGATTCCTTTTCTACTCATGGCAGATAGGTCACAAAGATTTTACAAACGGGAATACCCCTACGAACAAGCTTTCCCTGTCTTTCCAGCTACGGCTTACGCCGTTTTCTGAATAACTTGCCATATATGCTTCTCCTGCCTGTGAATGGTCGTACACGGATAAATTGACGATTACATCCTCAAACTGTTTCAAGTCTTCGAATATTTTTTCATCCGTGTAGCTTTTCGGGTAATTCCGCTTGCTTACCACTTCATTTCTTGCCTGCTTGATAAGCTGTTCAATGTAAGGATTATCTTCTTTCTGGTCGAACACGACAACATCAGAAGTTACACCATCTTCATCCGTAACGGTTTCAATATGAAATTGTTTCAGTCTGATTTTGACCTGCTCTAATGTTGTATATTCGTCCATTCTTCCCTACCTATAATCCGAACTGCTCGATCAAAATGCGTTTCAGTTCCGCTCCACTGATTTCTTCTGCACCCTCGATCCCATGTTCAGCGGCAAGTGCCTGTAAATCAGCAGTGCTCATTCTGTTAATCTCTGTCTTGGTGTACTCGCCAGAAGATTTCTCTCCCGGAACAATGTCCGGGATTTCATCTCCTGCTTTATACCATCTTCCATTGCGCTTTACTGTATATTCAGCAATCATACCGCACCTCCTACGCAACTTTCATGACAACAACGCTGTCCATGCCCTCAAAAGTAGGCAATCCGATCATTGACACAATGCAATGCGTGTTGATCGGATGATTTGTTGCGTATGTATATACCGAAATGCCGGTTTCTACAATAGAAAGGTTTCCGTCTGTTAAACTTCCGCTTCTCTCTTCCGGTGTCTTTCCAAAGACATAATCTCCAAGGTACACGCCGGATGCCTGCGCTGAAATAACTCCTGTAGGAATAAAATATTTGGTAGCACCGTCTGCAGGGTCGATGTAAAGTTTGTCGTAAACTTCAATCTCGATGCCGTATCCTCTAAGATACTCTGTAACCTGCCCCTGCTGTAAGCGAATACCGCCATTGTAAGCAGTAATTCCAAGCACCTGTTTCTTTGTGTCCTCCGCCTTAAGGACCATTTCCCATGTTTCTGTATTCATGCTAAAGCGTGCAAGGGAATATCCTGTTTTCTTTGCAAACTCACGTTTAATCTCGATAAGGTCGTCAAGTGGCGTTGCTGTTTCGGATGCAGACCATTTATCGGTATCGCTTCCGGAGATATCCTTGTAATGGTCTCTCTTGTGCGCCACTCCATTGTCCGAAGTATAATCCACATAGTAGCTTTTTCCGCCAATTGTTACCTGTACTCTTGGAATACCATCAGATGGTGCTAATAACTGCCAAATCTGGCGTTCCGGCACTACTCTTGCTCCTTCAATAAGCATCATCGGTTTTTTGCTGATTTCTCTAAGCACCTGGTTTGCCATGTTGGAATTTTCTGCCGACTGGTAATTTGCATACTCCTGCTCTTCACGCTCTGTTACCATGTAAGATTCACGGTAGAACGGCATCTCTTTCTGAATATCCGAAAATCCACCGACATCTCTTAACTCTGCCTGCGCATCAAAATTGGATGCCTTTAAGGATACCGGAAGACCGTTTTTCCCTTTGATAAATCTAAGTTCAAGGCTGTCCTGTTTTCTGGTTCCAAATTTCTGTCTACCTAAGTAAGGTGCAGAACCAAGCGTTTTTTCATAATTATTCCACATAACCCCAAGACTTCTTGCGGTAAATGCTTCTGCTAATGGTAATGCCATTCTCTAATACCTCCATTTTTTAATCAAAAAAAGTAACACGCGGTGTTGCTGCTTTTGCAGTTGCTTCCACGGTCACTCCGTTCGCTGTTACCTTTGCGCTGTCAATAGAACCCTGATATACATAAGTTCCAGGCGCATCTCCCATTGTTACGTCAACATCTTCCAGAAGATACCCTTTGCAAGATTCGTCATTGCTTGGGAACGGTGTCCCTGCCTTTGCAATCTTCTTTCCGTTTGCATCGGCACTTGACACCATTGTCTGCGGAACGATACACGCCGCACCCTCATAAGGAAAGAATTTTAAAATTCCTTTACTCTGTGTAAAGTCTCTTTCAATCGGTTTTCCCATAATTTACCTCCTATAAAACATAATGGTCTTTGGCTTCTGCACTTTCTGCAGGTTTGCCAAAACTGATTTTTTCTGCGTTCTCTACGTCCGCAGTTTTTTTATTTTCTCCACCTGCAGTACCGCCGCCCGGATTTTCAGAATTATTTGCAATCTCCTGTTCCTTTGCCTGCGCTGCCGCGGTTTCCTTTTCGGCTGTAATCTTTCCAAGAGCGTCATAATCAAGGCTTCCATTATCCTTGACAACGGATTTTGCCTGCTCTGCATTGATTTTTAACTTTTCCATCAATGCTTCGCGCTGGTCTCTAATGGCGTTTTTCTTCTGCATATCTGCAATCTGCTGATTTGCTGTCTCTAACGCCTTGTTTGCTTTTTCAAGTTCCGTGAGGTTTCCTGCTTCCATTTCATCCAGCTTTTTCTGCAACTCATCTGCGCTGTCTGCCTTTGCCTTAAGCTCTGCTGCTTTTGCCTGTTCTCTCTGTACGGCACTGCCGTAATCAGCAATGATTTTCTCAACATTTTCCTCACTGATACCCATTGCAATTAACTCTTCTCTTTTCATTGATTACCTCCGATATGTCTTTACGAATTTTTGCGGTGCAACGACACCGAATGACACTGTTGATTTTTACGCTCACAACTTTGCGAATTTTTATAAAATAAAAACAGCCACCGATTACTCGGTAGCTGTCTTATTTTGCTGTTTATTTAATTGGTTTACAATTTCCTGTGCTTTTTGTTCCTGCTCTTCTGCATCATCAATGGTTTTCCACAACGCATCTATATATGGCTTAGACAAGAGGAATGTCTTTTCAGCATCTCCCCAAAGCCCCACCGTTTTAATGGCAATAAGAGGATGTATGCCGCACTCTAAAAGCTGATATAGTGTTTGCGACTTTGTATACATATTGTCTTGCGGGCTATGATTGATTTGCACATCAAAATCCCTCATTGACAATTTCAAATCCTTGTCCTTAACGCGTATTACATTTAAGACAACTTTTGCAAGTCTCTTCTCTGCCGATTTCACAATTGGGTCTTTTAATTTTGCTCTTGTCTTTGAAAAATCCCATCCAGCCCTTAATGATACTGCTCCTTGTGTATCTCCTCCAGAGTTTTGGGACTCTCTGTTTGGTATTGCTAATATTGCCAAGGCATTGTCCCACAAATCATCTTTTGCCACCTGACACTGGCTCTGATTTAGTTCCTGCGTCATAATCTCAACATCGGCTTTGTTATCCTTGTTATTGGACTTTACCGTCAAAGCATGGCTCATTTTCATCTCTTCAAACGTTTTTGGGTCGATTTCACAGTTCACAAACTTAACCCAGTACTGAACAAACTGCTCAATTCCATCCATTCTGTTTGACTGCATATTGTTTATGGCATCCAAAATACCTATGACAAGCTCACTATCAGAAATTCTCTCATGATTATTTGGAAACTCAACAATAGGTATACTTCCAAATGCGTGCAATTTCCATTCAGAAACTACTCCATTTTGAATTTTGCATGAATAATTGTCTGTATAGCACAGTTTGTACCATCTTCCATCTTCGTCCTTAAGCTCCTGTACGGCAATCACCGGTTCTTCCGTACTCCGATTATAAATAACACAAGTATTCATCGGAGTAGGGGCAACAATCTGAAATGGTATTTCTCCATTTGAAAATCTCACAGCCTTAAAAGATGTTCCAGTTGCTGACTGCCACTCTCCTGCTTTAATGTCTTTTTCCTGTTTATTCGCATCCACAAGATAGTCATTCAGCGCATCCACTGCCCGATTAATTTCATCATCATCTTTTCGACTGATAAACTGTATTGGCTCGCCATATGTCTGTCCTACTTTGAACTGAACAATCTCATACGCATGATTTTCTACTATTTTGTTTGTAATATCAGCATTTTGCACCTTTACACGGTATAAAACAGGCTGGTCACCTTTGTAATATCGCCAAAGATATTCTATGATGGTTTTGTTGTAATAAAAATTTCCGATGCAGTCTCCCACCACATTGACAATATTATCTTCTGTGATGGTTTCAACATCTGTATATAAAATTTTTCTACCATAACAGCCTTTAACAAGGTCTTGGAGAGATTTGTCATTTCTCATTTTTTTCTCCTAAATAAACGTCATCCCACTGGATGTTGACCGGATTGGAAGAGATTTTAATTCCGTCTTCTCATTCTCCGGATAAAATACCACTTTTTTGTGACATTTCCTACATTCCACAGAAATGTTCATTGTTGAACGCCCATCGTGCGTGGCAACTTTTCTTCCACACCGCGGGCAATATATTTTTTTTGGTGTATATCCCATAAAATCCTCTTTTCTTTGCAAAAGAAAAAGCACCGGAGATTTCTCTACGATGCTTTTCTAAATTGGGGGAGGTGAAGTATTCAACTTTTGTTGCTTTCTTCGATTATAACTATATCAGAAAAAAAACGGACATATCGGACAACTTTACTCTTTCATAAATCTATCGAACGCTTTTCTAACGCTGTCTTCTGTGTTATTGCCTCCTATTTGGTCGGCAACCTTATTCCAAGATTGATTTTCTAAAAATCTAAGGTTAATTATTCTTCTAATTCTGCTATCTTTTATATTTGCAATAAACTCTTCTACTTCATTTGTTTTTTCAAGAAGTTCGTTTTCCAAAATTTCGAGGGTGGTTTTTCTGGAATATAACAAGGTTTTTTTGTGCCTATATTCTGGCAATGGTATTCCTTCTATTTTAAAATGTTGGTTTCCACCATTTCCGCCAGAAACGCTATCAATAACCGTTCCTTCCTGCTCAATTTTTTCTATGTATTTTTCAAGCTTTTCAATTTTATTCCTTACTTCTTTTACTTCTTCTCTTAAATCTAAGTATTGATTTAAAATATCTTTGTTTACCATATCAATACCTCCTAAACGGATTTACTGCCGCTTCTACTTTGGCTACGTTATTTCCATTTGTCACTCTAAGCGCAAAGTTTGAAAATACATCCGGCACATCATCCAACTGCTTTTTACCGGACACTGAATATCTCTTGAGAAGAGACATCATTACTCCATATGGCTCATTTTGCTTATATAATGATTGGTCTTTAAATATAACGTGCTGTAATATCCAGTTAGAGCACTGGAAAATCCTTGCTTCCTTGTTTGTCTCCGTCGGTGTGTCAGTAATGTTACATATCCATCCTTTTTTTTCGACACGCTTGTTTACTTCCATTGCGACACGGTCTCCGCCGGCGTTTCTCTCAAATTCACATTCCTGCACTTTGTTGTTTGTCAAAACATTTGCTGCATTTTCATACTGCATCTCATAATCTGCCGTGTTATCGCAAACACAATCTACACAGTAGTAATCCTCTCCGTATTTTTGCAATACCGGCAAAACAAAGTAATCCGTTCCTTTTCCCTTTGTATCGCATTGACCGGTTACAATTTCTGGCTTTCCATGCGGCAAATTAAGATACCGGCGTATTTTATCTTCCGGAAACAGCAATCCCTCTCGCTCAATCGGCTCCTGTTTGTAGAGACAGCGATATGATATGTCGTCCATCAATAATTGCTGGTCTTCAAAAAATTCTTTCGTAAACCCAGAAAATTCATAGTCAAAGTTGCTTTCTCCTGTAACTGGGTCTACATCCGGTACCGCAATAACCTTTACTCTCGGATTTCCCTCGTACATATTTTGGATGCGCCCTATGACGTCGTGTACGCTCCATCTTGTGGCAATATGTATTTCCTTGCAGTTCTTGCCGTCCGTGTCCTGTATCTTTCTCTGGCGGGCATCTACGGCATATTTATCCCACAATTTATCAAGGATAATGGGATTCATTGCTTCTTCGATACCGCCTATCATATCGTCAACCAGTAAAAACTTAGAAGCCCTTACTTTACCTGCATTCTTACTACCAACAGACGTACATTGTACGGATGGAAACGATTTGTACTTCCCGACATTAAACTGCTCCATCTTTGCATTTGTGCTTGTCACTGAAAGATCCGGGAAAATTTCATTCCATGTATATTCTTCCGTATTTGTAACAATATCGTACACACCGTCATAGTACATTCTGGTGATATCTCCACTGTGCGAATAAAAAAGACTGAAATCTCTAGGGAACCATCCGGCAACAAGCGCGTGAAACATTTTTTCAACCGTTGTTTTACCCGCACCTGGAACAAGGGATACGCACAGGATGTCATATCTATCATCAATCATGCCTTGCAGCGCATCTATGAGTCCGATTTTTAAGAATTGCTTTCTTCTTGGCATGTAAAACCGCTCTTTAGGCTCTCTCTTCTTCTCCAAATACTGGAAAGCACTATCCACAACTTTGTTTTGCGCTTCTAAAAGCAAAATTCCGTAGTATTTGTCCAGAATTTCATAAGATACCTTGTTTTGGAATGAATATTTCTCTAAATCCCACGGTGTACCGCCAGTGGATTGAAAGATAAACTGCTCCGTCAGTTCTTTCGCTCTGGCAGAAACCTTTAATCCATACTCAACATCCTTTTCCGTCAGAATGGCTACCCTTGCCGCTTCTTCCATGGCATCTATTACCTGTTCATCAACGCCATGCACCTGTATGTAATTTTCATATCCATTTACTGTGGAAATTAGGCTTGAACTTGCCAAAAGAAAAGCACCTCCGCAAAAGCAGAAGTGCCTTAAGACCTCTGCCAATAATTTTTGTTGGTTAGCGACTAACTCCATTTGTTAGCCGGTAATATCATCTAATCAATATCCTCAATACTTTCTACAAAGCAGTTATAATAGAGATTTCTGATATTTTCACAATATCTCCCTAAATTCTTGCAACTACGTGTTCTTTTGCAATTTCTTCTTTTTCCGGTTCGTAAATAACCGAACCGTTTTTATCAGTCTTATACTTATCAAATTCACAAGAAATTTTTATGTATGGGTATCTCAATGGCGTGCAGTCAGCATGGAAATCAATATTATACACTCCCTTTTGCCATTTTCCGTTAGCATAAATCTTTGTGTAACCGCCTTTTCTAGTTTTGATTATGATTTTTGAACGTGTTTTCTTCATTTCCAATGCACCTTGAACCCTTTCGCCGTATAATTACCAACTGCCTGTTTCAGCTCTTCCTTGCTTTTATATTCCTCTCGAAGCATGATTGCTACCTTGTTCTTCTCAATGGCGTATATGCCGCAGGTAACCGCTTTGCTCGCCGTATCAAGAACTGCTTTGTACTGTTTGCTGTTCATCTCGTATGTGCTGTTATTGATATTGACAATCATGCTTCATACACTCCTTCTCTTCCTTATGAGTTTGCATCAACATTTTTTAGATATTCAATGAAACTCATTTCAGCCCCCTCGCATGTTAAACCTTCAATAGGATTTTTGTGATAGTTTTCACGAAAATACCTCAATGCCTGTTCTTTTTCTTTTTCTGAATAAGAGTCCCATTTTGATATCCCAGATTTGTTTTTGAAAAATTCGCAATCGTGTTCTTTATAAGCAAATCCTACTGGAGGAATATACTTTTGTGGATGGTTACAAAATTCTATCGTTTTTTTCAAAAATTCATTCCATTCAATTCCAAAATAAGCACATTCATAGCATGTCATTCTTCCACCAACTTTCTACCACACATCGGGCAAAATTCAATTTCCATTGCTATCGCTACGTTCATTCCATTGCTACAACATTTAGCATACTGTGGACATTTATCAATATGGCATTGAATAACATTTATATAGCCCAATTTTTTGATTTTAAATTCTCCATATGCAGTTTTATATGATTCTTTCCCATTGCAAAAATCACACATTTCAATTACTTCCTAATAAACCTATGTTCACAATCTTCCAAAGTTGTTACTTCTATCATTTCCGGTTCATGTCTGCAAATCATTCCGTTTGAATCAATATATGGTTCCAGTTCTATCTTTGTACGTAAACCATATGGAGTTTTGCAATAAGGGCACGCTTTCTTGTCACTTTCAATTGGTGCGCCACAATTTACACAGTTTAAAATCATGCTCATACCTCTAATTAAAGCACCTTACTAAGCGGATATACAAAATTGATGTGGCGTGGATTTGCACCACGCAGGAGTGTACAATCTGGTCATCTATGTTGTCGGTTTCAACCAATTCTCTACGACAATTCCGTTTACCTATTCCGTCACACATCAACACCCAAGGCATACCTAGGATTTTCGCTCGGGCAAGAGCGCAGATACAAGGACTCGAACCTTGACAACGATTTTACTCGTTGGAGAGATTAGCGATCTCCTGTGATACCATTACACCATATCTGCATAGCCGAGCAGTTTCCGTTTTTTACTTGCTCCACACTACCCCAAGTGCAAGTTTCTTTTAGTCAGCGGTTGGCGCCATCTTTTGAATGGCAACCGCTCAATCCAGTTCCCTGTGCTAAGTTTAACCGGTATATTGATTAGCACCTGTATTTCTGTAACAAACACACTAGGGGTGTACTGGCAACAACACCCATCGAAGCGGAAGGATTCGAACCCCCGACATTCACTTTTATGAACGCTCCAGCCTACGAGCTTCGCCTCGAAACCGCCATCAGACGGTTAGCAATAATATTTTTCGTGCCATGCGTTGCACTATCCTGTGCGCTATCACAGGAAATAGGCGGGTGAGGATTTGCACCTCACATAACAACGACTTTCCGCAACGGGTAACACCTTTACAGGTTCCTTCATTGCCTTATTAATTCAATGACTTGTTCCCTAACCAAAGCGTGGTTGTCTTATGCTTAAGCGTCTACCTATTCCGCCACCACCTAATTTCACAGCTCGGGCACCGTGGGATAGATGTCTGAACCGTGATTGACCGCTATATGGTGCTCGTCAGCAAATTACGGAACGATCATCATTCATCACCATATAGGCTTACATCAAATACCGCTATCTGCGGCGACCACCACCGGACGGTCTCGCACCGTCCTTAACAGAAACGTCCTAGTGGCGAAGGAGACGAGTAGGTACTTTTACGAAACAAACAATAATGCCTGCTTCTCAATCGGAACGGCAGGAATTGAACCTGCGACCGCTCGGATATAAGCCGAGTGCTCTACCATCTGCGCTACGTTCCGCTACGGCATATTAAAATGCCGCAATGTAGGATTTTTATCTTGTAAGCAACTCTTACAAGTTGCCATTAATTTAAAATTTTGTTTAGCTATACTGGATGCTCCGATTTCTCACTCTGGTGCTCTGCGTCGCTATCCAGATTGAGTAAATCTCCGGTGCTGTCCGGTTCCTTTGATTTTGTTATATCTATTCTTTCCTCTGCACAAATGATAGGCAGCTGAAAGCAAATACCAAATATTGGACTATAAAACATTCTGTTACCTCCACATCAGAAACATGTTCAGCAACAGCAACATCACAAGTACCCATAATGCAGTTGCTGTTTCTTTGTCTTTGGATTCTCTGCCAGATACAAATAGTATCAGCATAAAAATAACATCCAGCGTCGATATAATCGTTTTAATAATTACCATGGTTGTTTTCCTCTCACAAGTTTCTTTAGCAGGATTCGAACCTGCGAATACTGGAATCAAAATCCAGTGCCTTACCGCTTGGCGATAGCGCTATATTAACACTACTTTTCCGGCATGTAATAGACCATGTTATCAAATACAGTTATTCCCATACAAGGATCATTCATCTCAACGCATCTGATCGATATGTTTTTAGATACTGCAAACATTTCGGCCACCTGTTGTTTATCCATGTTTGTGCTAATAACTTGAAAAGCCGAAAATGCCTTGTGCATATCAGAGAATACTTCTTTTTCTCTACCTAAATTTGCATACGTCCCAATGGTAAACGTTTTTCCATCAACCATAGCAGTTATCATTCCATGATTTGCTGTGAATACCGCTCGGTCAAAATCAAGCGAAACGTCTTTGCTTTGTGATACTACTCTCATGCTTTTCCATCCAATCTCTTTTTGTTTTTGAGGATATTTAAAGGACTTAGTAGTGCTGATTTTCTCAACCTATCAAACCCCCTCCCCCTCCATGCAGAATCATGCTTTGAACATTGATAAATTGTTTGAATTGTTCGTTCAATTCCATTCGTATTTTACAACTATTCGCAAAACCCTTGTTTTGCGTAATGTATCAACGATTTAATGCGCCTTAAGACCATTAAACACTGGGCTTTAAATTGTTTGAATTGTCTATTGCGTTTTTCTCGCTTTTTTCAACCAGAATTGTCGGAGTTGTTCGGCAATCCTATACAATTATTAGCCCCAAGACGTGGCAGTTCTTCGGCTGTCAGCGCTCTTGCTCTGGATCCCTGATCTCTAACGCCCGGCATATTGAAACCACAATACTTGTTGAGTGATGGCATGTAGTTCATTGGATTTCCTTTGCCGGAAACTTGTAAACCTACCAAACTTTCCTCACGCATTTCGTCAAGTTTTTTGCAAATGTCGGAACCTGAAGAGCCTAGCTGCACGCCATTAACCCAGCCATTTAACGTATCTCTATGTATTCCGGTAAAGAATGTAAATCCAACAATATTCACTACTTTCTCGTAGTCATTACACAGGTCTATATATATATCTAATACCTCGTTAACCTTATCTGTATCATAGGCATTATTAATATTATTATCATCCTTTAAGTACTTTGGATTAACTTTAAATACATTCTCATAGACATATTTACAGCAGTTATACCATCTATTCTGTGATATTTTGCATAAATCCTCTATATTCCTCTCTTCCATCCAGAGATTTATATACATGTCAATGTCATCTTTAAAAACATCAACTGTATTATTTACTTCCTGCACTTCAACTGCTGACATGTTATATATCTCCTCTCTCCAGTACTGGAATAATTAAAATAAAAAATGCAACTGATACAATCAGATCATGATGATCTCGACTGTACCGGCTGCATGAAGTCCGTTTCTTTCGGGACCTCGACGGCTGCCGCCGCCCGTTGCCCGAATGCGTTTTTAATTTAATAAAACAATATCATTCTATCATTTTCTTGTCAAGGTATATTTTAAAATTAAATTTTAAGCCTGTATATTATATATATTATTTATATAAATATACTGCCTTGTTTATAATATATATTTTTAATATTACAAGAGAGAATATACTCTTTCTCTAACTCTAGTGTCTATATCTACGTTGCAAAAATGTTGCAATTTGTTGCAGAGGTGTTGCATTGCAACAAAGCTGGTACAATTCTATCATTTTTATCTTGATTATATTCTAATTTGCACCTTTAAAATTTTGTTGATTTTGTACAAATATTTTCTATGTTTTTCACAAAAAAGACGGCTATTTTCATGCCGCCCTTTCTATTTATCTATGCTACTTTGTCAAGTATTTTTCTAATGTAATCAACACCTTTTTGAAAAACAAGGGTTTTAATATTTATCCGGATTTCTCCCGGTCTGGCTTCATATTTCTGTTCTATAACTCTAAAATATCCACAATCAATATATTTCTGATATGGTTCATTGTTCTGTTTCAAAATTCCGTTATTTCTAAGAATTTCAAAAAGCTTGTTTCTACCAATTCCCGGGAAGTTCAAAACCTTAGCGACCTGCCCTATATCAATAGCGTCTTTACTATCGGTTACGGCATCGAAAAATTCTTCTTTCGGCTTCATCCTCTCGTTTTCGGTCAAGAGCAATTTATTCTTTTCCTCAAGCTCTTGTTTTCTTTCCAGTGCATCAGCGTAAGCCCTTAACGCTGTAGGGTAATCTTTCGGGATTTCGTTTTGATCTTTGTTGAAATAGTTGTCAACAAGTCTATCATACACATCCCAAGCAATATCATTGTTTAATGATTTTGCATGAAGAAACGCGCCTTTCTCTGTCCAGAGATACAGACGATTAAGATTACTTGGCAAATCGTGAATTTCACGAAACGCCCGGAGTTCTTCTCCATCAAGCAAAATAAAATGTTTACCCTCTTTATACCGCCCTTTGTTATGATTAAAATTGTATGAAATCGTTTTACTATCTGTTCCATACGCGTCCGCAATCTGCTGTGTTGTGAGTACGCGAATATTTTTATACTCCGTCACTGTTAAATTATTCATATACATAAACCTTTCAATTTCTTTCAAATATAGTCATCTTGTGTAAAACTTAGCGTCATAATATCCTTAGTAAAACAAAATTGTATATTTTATCTTGCGTAGGTTTGTATATCTTTTGTAAATTCGTCTTGTTTCCCTGCACCACCTCCAAAAATAAAAACACGAAAGATTTCCCAACTTTTTGGGAATTGTCTTTCGTGTGCTTTGTTTGACTTGGTATGGTTTTTGTGTGTCGGGCTGGATTTTCTCCAGCCCTTTCTTTTAATTGTCTTCAATACCCTTTTGAGTATCATCAATCAGCTGATCGACCATCTTTTCCGCTTTTTCATAATCCTTAGACTTCAAAACTTCTTTGAGGTCTTTCAGATCCTGCAAAAGTCTTCTTAAGTAACTTTTAAATACGCTCATATCTTCGTCCATGATTCCCCTTTCTGGCTTTCGCCTTATTGTCTTTCGACAATATTATAATATCATTAAAATATAATTTTGTCAACACTAATTTTAGTGTTTTAAAAAAATCTTATTTTTTCTTCATCAGTCGGAACGATTTCCAATACATCCGACGGCTGACATCTTAAAATAATGCAGATCGTGTTAAGCGTGTCTGTAGTGATTCCCTTCCCTTTTCTCAAATTCTGCATAGTCGCTTCACTCATTATCTTCTCTTTTCTCATCCGAGTAGAAGTGTATCCGTGTTTTGAAAGTTCTTTTAATACATCTATTTTATAATTAAACATTTTTTCACCTCACATTTTTTATTTACTACATTATATATAGAATCACTCTAAAAATCAACATGAAAATATTTTATAATAACACTCTTTTTAGTGTTGACATGCACTAATATTAGTGTTATTATAATCTCAACAGGAAAACAAAGAACGGAGGATAAAAAAGTAAAGAATTTTACAAAAGGAATTGAAGAGATCGCAAAACTTCATCCAGCAGATCAGGAAAAAGTTTTTCAAATGGTTGCCGATCAAAACGGCACCGCTGCTGCTGGATACGTTGAAAAGAAAGTAAATGATTATGAAACAGCAAAAGAAATGTTTAAAAAATTCTTTAAATAACGGGAGGCATGAACATGAGACGTTCAAGGCGATGTATTTGAAATCTGCATAGCATAGCCGAAACGCTCCGATCTGGAGCGTCAGCCGCGGGATGGTCGCCGTGGCTCTGATGATGGCAGACCAGAAAGGGAAAATATGACAGTTTTAGAAATTAGATATCAAAACGCAGTAGAAAAAATCGGAGGCGCCGCAGGGCTTTTAAATCTCCCGGAGCAGGTAAAAAATGTTTTGAAAAACACAACAGATTTAAAAGTTAAAGTAAAAATTTTAGAAGAAATTGCAAAAATTGTTTAAGTCGAAACCGCCCGCGCGGCGGTCTGGCGTAGGGTTGCAACCTTGCCACTGATGAGACAAGCACACATAAAGGAGGTTTTCACATGATTATTAAAGCAAGTGATATAAAAATAGGCACACAATTAGCAGAGTCAGACGGCTTTCTGTTTGATGTTGTAGAAATCGTCAAAGAGACAGAAAAAACAATAACGGTTCGTCTCTGCTCCGACTTTTCGAGTTTTCCGGCACACTGGAGGACAAAGAAAGACGGGACGCCGGGCGGAGTTATTAAGACCTTTAGAAAATCAACTAAATTGTACGGCGCTAATTAGTCGAAACGGTGGAAGTTCCACCGTCTGCCGGAACTGCCCCACCTGCACTGATGAGACAGGGCACATGATGAAAGGATGGTTGATTTATAAATGACACAATTAGAAAATTTGAAAAAACAGATCAAGGAATTAGAAAAATCATGTGATGAAGCGCGTGATAGAATTAAAAACGAGAACCTGCCGTTTTTAAACATTTATGAAAACAGAGCTGCATTTTTTATCAACAAAATAGAAATCCGAAATGTGACAGATCAGGGGATCCGGGTTTACATTGTTTTTGAAGATGAAAAAGAGCTTGCGATCGCGATTAGTGATTATGCAGAGAATATAGCGTTTTAAGCCGGGATCATCCCGGCTTTTTCCGGTGTCCGGATATATTGTAGCTTGACAAGATACGCGCCCGGTCATATAATGCGCTTAAGTGAACACGTATAAGCCATTTTGAGGCTCGCGCAAGGCAATGCAGTACTTTTATATATACACAGCACGAAACGCCTGTAAATCGCTTTTACGACGTCGCG